TTCGTGCTCTGCAATCCTGGAACCGTGGTGGCGACTGCTACTCCGACCACTTCAACGATCAATAGCAATACGACGATGGTTTTGCAAGGTAAAGTTGCAGGGAATAATCCTGAGTGCGGGTTCTGGTGGAGTGACAACACGAATTACTGGGGCGCGGAGATACTGCCCACTGATGCGAATGGACGGTTGCAAGCGGCAGGAATGCCTGCGCTTACTGGTGACGTGACTAACAGTGCCGGAGCGCTGGCGACGACGCTGGCTAACACTGCTGTCACTCCCGGCAGCTACACGGCGGCAAACATCACAGTGGACAGCAAGGGTCGCGTCACGGCTGCTGCCAGTGGGTCGGCAGGCGGTGCGGTAACCGGGCTTTCGGCGCAGGTCAATACCGTAGCGGTAACGGCCAGCGCAAACTCGACATCGGAGCAGGCCCTACAGGAAATCTCTCTTCCGGCTGGATACCTCAATACTCTCAATCAACCCTTCCTGATTCACGGCTCTGGTGTATTTAGCACCGGGACGGCGCAGACGCCAACGTTGACTTTCAAAGCCAAGCTCTGCACCGTAAGCGGTTGCGGTTCGGGCACTGTAATTCAGCTTGTCGGTTCAGGCGGAATTACGACCTCGGCAACTATAGCTCTCGTAAGCAACAATTCGTGGAACCTGAACTTGGTTGCTATTCCTAACCTTGCGGGAAGTTCTGGGACATTGGTCACTCATGGGCCGTTGGCGATTGACCTTGGCTCTCTCACTACTTCTCCCGACACGGTGTTCAACGATCTAACCACGGCGGCATCCTCGGCTATTGATCTGACGGCTGCGTTGTTCGTGGATTTTTCGGTGCAGACTTCTACCGGAAACACCGGAAATGCGATCACACAGCAGATGGGGATGGTCGGCCCAGTAGGTTCGGCTGTGTCTGCCGCCAGCGCGACTACCAACATGCTCTCTTACTACACCGCCGCCAGCACCACGGGCGGCAAGAGTTGGGCCGATCTGTCGGCAACCGACTACGTAGCAGGCGGAGGAACGGCGCAGGTACAGACAGCAACTTTATCTCCAGCCTTGGTCACGCTGACTACAGGGGCGCATCTATGGTTCCTGCCCACGGCTGCGAACACTGCGACAGCGCCGACTTTGCAGGTAAACGCGACAACGGCCAAGACAGTTACCAAATGCGGTACGGTTGCCTTGGTAGCTGGTGATTTGTCCACTACAGCCCCGGCACTGGTAATTTACGATGGCACGGAATGGACGTTACAAAATCCACAAGCCATTGCTTGTGGCGCGACCACTAGTGGAGCATATGAAACAGTCGGAGCTAACCAAGGTGGCACCGCGACCTTACATCCCGCCGCGAATGCGACGCTATTGTGGTCGTTTGTTCCTACCATCTCCATGATTTCGTCCACGAAGTTGGGGTATGCCATCACCACCGCCGACAACACCGCTGCGATTTACAATGCTGCAATCTTCGACGGCGCGACCGGGAACATTGTCTGTCAGACCGGGGCTATAGCAGGAACCTCGTTTGCTCCTGCAACTGGAGCGCGGAACATTGCGTGGACAGCGACTTGCGGCCCTATCCTCGCGGGTAAAAAATACTACTTCGGCACAACAAATGTAACCTCGACGGCAGTTACAGGTGGCCAGACTAATATCTTTTCCGCTCTTTGCGGGACAGCCCCAAGTAGTAACGGGACGACTGCCGCTGGTGTATGGACTACTCCGATAGGCATCCCAGCGGATTCGGTTTCAAGTGTCTGCACCGTGCCAGAAATCATTATTTATTAAAATGAAAACACTCGGACTCATTCTCGCTCTCACACTCGCCTGCCACAGTCAGACTATCGTCTCGTCCATCGAAGGTGACGACGGAGCGGGAACCTCGTCCAACACAGACCATCCAAACCCCTACGCCGACACCAACGGAACCTACAAAGTCTTGGTGACATGGCAGAACGTCATTATCCAAAACTCTGCCGGGACGACCGTAAGCACTACTCCATTGCTTACGTTTCTCAGCAACGCAGGGTTTACCTGCACTTATCCAGCCGCCACGGAGACACGCGTCGTTTATGACCGCTTCATCTCGCGCTGGATTATCGTCACAAATTGCAATGGGCCGCTTGATCCGATGATTGTCTCTAGCGGTTCCGACCCGACCACTTCGACGTGGAAGGGCGTTAGCCTACAAGCATCGCCGGGGAGCGACCCCACGTTGAGAATTGCATACGACAAGAACTGGATTGGAGTTACCGAATCCTCGCCGGGGTGTGGGCCGACGACCTCAACTGAAATCCTACTTCCGCAAGCGGATGCCGCGTGGAGCGGCGGCGGAAACGTCTCGCTCACACACGAAGTAATCGGCACCTGCTACGCATGGGAAGCAATTCCGTGCTTCGACTCCAACGCAAGCAAATCTTCGACTACGCCATTTTATTTCGTCTCCCGGCTCAATCAAACTCAGGTGCAAACCAACGGCTCAGAAAATATCACCATGGACACATTCACGCCTACGAGTGCAACCGCAGGATCGCTTAGTGCCTCTGGCTCACCGACTGTGGTTACGACGCCTTATGTCTATAACACTCCGGTTGACCCTTCCCAGCCCGGTTCTCCTAGCGGAGTCCGGGGAGCGGAAAGTCATCGTCGGTATTCCTGTACTTCTATCAACAGCACGGATTTACAAGTCGTATCGTCATCTGGAGGCTGCGCTTCTTCGTGCGGCACACAGGGAACCGACACTCAGCAGATCATATTCTGGTACAAGGTGGCGACGCCGGGATTGACTCTGCTCGACAGCGCAAAGATTTCCAATAGCTCGATTAGCTACATTTTCCCTACGCTTGCCCTCGACAGCGCCGACAATACAGTTATCGTTGCGACAGGCTGTGGAGCGTCCCAGTTCTGTTCGCTCTACAGTTGGACTCGTTTCGCTTCGGACGCTGCGGGTACAATGCGTGGGCCTGTGCTTCTTACTTCCGGTACGGCGAACTATCAGGTCTGCAACACCACGCCACATCCCGGCTGGGGCGATTATGCTTCTGCACTGCAAGAAGTTGGTGATCCGACGAAACTGTTGACCATTGGCGAATATGCCTGTTCTGCTACTCCGTGCGTGTGGTGTACGCGGGTGCTGGAATTGCAGATCAACCCGCCGACTGTTCCGGTAACTACGATGTTGGCGGCTAAACAATGAAACGACTCGGCGTATTAGCCTTGCTATTTACCGCCTCCGCTCTTGCCCAAACGTCCAACGTAACCGCCACGATCACCGATCCAGATGGGCAAACATGGAATAACGGAACCTATACCATCACCTTCATTCCAACTCCCGGAATTCCGGGGCCGTACACGTGGAGCGGTGGCAACCCATTTCCCAACATTTACACCGGATCGTTCACCAGCATCGGGGTGCTGGCAATTGCCCTCCCAGATAACAATTTCATATCGCCAAAGGGAAGCAAGTGGCAATTTACCCTATGTTCGCAGACATCTGCCCCGTGTCAAAACGTGACCACGACAGTCACAGGTGCAACCCCTGACCTGTCAACAACTCTGAGTTCTACGTTGATAGCTCCTCGCTTCGGGCCGGGGCAGTTCTCGTTTGGGTATATTGACGCGGAAGTCGCTGGAGCGCTGCTTCCCGGAGTCACATACTTCAACGTTACTAATACGATTCAAAGAATCTGGAATGGTTCGGTGTGGGTAAACAATTCCAACGGCGGTACCGGATTAGTCTCCAATTGTGGAGCGGTAGGGCCGCTCTATTACTCCTCTGTCATTGGGCAAATCGCTACCTGCGATCTGTTCGCGACTACTGACGGGTCTGGGAATCTAACTTTCAAGAAACTCACCATCGGATCGGGTACGGGAATCATTGACATGACGGAAGGAGCATCACCGGGGAACCCAGCCAGCGGGAAAGGGCGGCAGTACGTAGATTCAACAACGCACCTATTTACATGCCTCGATCCATTAGCCCCTAGTAGCAACTGTATTCCATCGCCAATTACAGGCACACCAACAAACGGGGACTGCGCTAAATTTGCGTCTATTTCCAAAATCCAAGATGCTGGTTACCCATGCGTAACGCCTTCTACGGTGCCTACGCAGGTCATCCAGAATGGCCTCCTCGCGGAATACCGGTTCACGGACGGTTCAGGACTTACCGCAGCCGACTCGTCTGGAAACGGTAATACAGCCACCCTCGGAACAGGCGGGAATGCCCCTTCATGGCTTACGGCAGGAGGGTTGCAATTCGCCGCAAGCAGCGGCCAATTCGTGACATTGCCCTCGGCGCTGAACACGTCAATCACCATGCAGTTTGTAGTTCAGTTTCAGTATGCGGGTGCGCCGCAGTTCAACGCTTTGATCGCAAGCGCATCTGGGGCTTCAACTGATTGCGGAATCCTGATGCTGGATAATCAGCACAACAATGTGAATCAGGGCACCAATTATGCTTTTGAGATGTGGACGAATGGAAGCTATGGAGCGGGTTGGCGGCAGACAGTTCAGGGAACCGCTATCGTCTCCCATGAACGCCCCACTAGCGGCTCCCAGTTGCTGCAACTCAATTACGATACTCTGAGGACGGCCAGCACTGGGACGACTTTCGATGGAGCCAATTATCAACTAGGCGGGATTGCTGCTGGAACGGGCGGTACAGCATGCCCCAGCGGGGCCAATACTTATTTCAATGGGCAAATCCTCTATGCCGTGTTTTACAATCGCGCACTCACGCAGACTGAGATCAACATCAACAACCAATTTCTGACATCGGTTATGTTCTCGCGCGGGACGCCGATCAATACACAAAGCACTTCACTGACCGACATTCTGCTTTTGGATGGCGACAGTGAGATTACTTTTGAAACCAATTCGATGATGAGCTTCCCGCCAACGCCAGTGAACGTGTACAACATAGGGGCGTCGGGATATTTTATCGAACAGATGGTCGCCGATGGCCCCACCGTACCCGATACCTATGTTCAAACAGCGGCAACGAGGCAGGCTGATCTAATTTGGGGCGGAACCAACAATCTTACCTCGTCTGGGCTTGGTTGTACTGGAGCCAATGCGCAATGCGTGATGAATTTTGCTGCATCTTATTGTCGCGCCCGTAGGCTCAAGGGATTTAAGTGCATCGTTGTGGACTTGATGGATCACAATGCCGGGGGAGGCTCGGCATTTAAGAATGGCGTGAATGTAGCGGAGCGGACAAGTTGGAGCGGGTTTGCAGATGCGTTTGTGGATATCGGGGCCGATCCACTCATGGGCTGCGATGGATGTGCAACTAGCTCGACTTATTTTCAGACAGGGCTTCATCCGTCACTGGCAAGCGCCAACAACATCGTAGCTCCCTACATTCAGCGTTCTATTAATCGACTATACGGGAACAATGACTGGACAAGCGCCGCTACTTATGCCAGCGCCGCGCCAGCAGCCACGGCAATCACCGCCGCTAGTGAATCTGGGAATACGGTAACGATCACATCCACACTCAATCCGCCAGTCAATTCCTGTGTTACCGTAGCCGGGGTCACGCCATCTGGATACAATAATGTCAGCGGCGAGTGCTGGAACGTTTTGACGACTTCCGGCTCTAACTTCACCTATTACAACTGGACGACAGGGCTTGGGGCGGGTAGTGTGTTTGGAACCGCCTCGGTGCCACTTCAAAAAGATGCGGACACTTATACCATCCTGAATTTCGGCGCTGGCAGCTTCACACTGGAACCTTGCGGCGGATATACGGGCGGGAAGCTCTACATCAAGAATATCAACGCTGGATCGTCCACTGTTACTGCATGGGGGAATGATCTGATTGACGGATCAACGACGGCAACCATAGCACAGAATGCTGTTTTAGTTTTACAGGATAAAGTCGTGACTTCGGCAGCCCCAGTTTGTTCTTGGGTCAAGGTGCAGAACAATTGATGCAATCTATTATCATCCTCGCGCTGTGCTCTGCGGCATTGGGGCAGGTCGTCATTCAGGGCAACGTGTCCGTACAAGGCAACGTATCCATATCCGCTCAAACACTCGATAGCATTGTTGTGTACCCCGCTTCTCCGAAAGCGGTGAATGGAACGATCACAAATTTCACTGCGATTGGAAATTATAATACTGGGTCTGCCGATATAACCACGCAATGTTCATGGTCGTCCTCGGCTCCATCAATTGCGTCTTTAGGAACCTTGGGTGCATCACAGCCAGCCACTTGCAATAGTGCTGGAACGGCAAACATTTCCTGTAGCGTTGCCGGACTGTCGGCTTTACAGCCCCTTACGTGCGCTGCGCCTCCCACGATCACAACCACGTCGATTCCGGGTGGAACCATCAACGTGGCTTATTCAACGCCCATTGTTTCTACAGGCGGCACTGGGCCATTCACTTGGGATTGCAATGGAACAGCTTGCAGTTCCGTCTTACCCACAGGCGTGACGCTCACAGGCACAACGGCCACCAGCACTTTGGCGGGAACCCCAACCGTCTCTGGGGCATTCCCATTCACAGCTAGAGTATGTGATTCGTTGAGTAATTGCGATACGCAGGCTTTGACGTTGAGCATTGCGGCGGTTTCTGGCTGTGGGCCTCCCAATTACTCTTGCTCAAGTACCAGCACCGCAAATCCCGGAGTAATCACGGCACTCTTCAATAGCACCACGCCGACTGGCGCAAGCAGTTGTTCAGGTGATTGCCAAAACACTAGCAAGTACGATACGACGATCAATCCTTCTGGAACAGACTGCATTACCCGCGTCACGGACGGATTCGTACTGAGCGGTGCGTCCGTGGGCAATGTTACCGACAGCGGAGGCGACAACGATATTATGTGGTCGAAGAACGAAGATTTTCTAGCGGTCAGAATCAGCGGCGGGGTTGACAAATTCTTCCAGTTGAGTCCAAGTGGTGGTTGCCAGAAAGTGGTTAACACTGGGCGTCCAGCGATCACCGTGACAGGGGCGATGGGTTTCTCGCGAACCACGGACAACGTTTTCTATTCCGTTGTCGCTGGGCATCTCTTGAATAAATACACCATCGCAAGTATTAACACGATGCCGCCGCCAACGACCTTGTTCGATTACACGGCTGCTGGGAAGTGCCCCGGCATTACGGTGAATATGAGCGTTTTAGGTAATGGGATCATGGTGCCAAACGGAACCGACAGTCGGTTTACTGTGATGCTGGCAACCGGGCCACAAGGTTCAGGAATCTGGGTTGCATCTTATGACCCTGTACTGGGATGCTCAACTGCAAACTTTCAGACTGGGCAGGTGTGGACTTGGTGCGCTTCCAGTTGCTCCCCTAGCACTCCGCCGCTGGGTACATTCGCAACCACTGGCGATAATTGCTGGGGAGCGAACCCAAGCGGGAGTACAGGCGGGATACACGACGGCCAGCAGGTCATCAACGGAACCTATTACATCATGTCACTTGCCCCGCCGTGGACAAAAGGGGTGTGTGCCGGGTTAACTACAGCTACGCAATTTGTGAGTTGGCAGATAGGAACGCTCGGAAACCAGTGGTGCTCTAGTTCCAGTTCTTCCACCAACGGCCATTGCGCCTCCCATCAGGCGTTCGGTTACACGAGCGCCATCATGCCGAATTGGCAAGGCTATAATTTTCGTCCTATCGGTAGTTTGGGCAGCGGGTTCACAAACTTTCTCGCTCAAGGCATTCCCAATTGCCATGACATCCACCAAGGGTGGCCACACGGAACGGGCGATGATTCGATGACGTGGGTGGGAGCATGCGATCTGGTGCTGACTGGGCCAGCGCACGAGTCCGGGTGCAGTACGAGTTCGGTTTACTGTCCCCCAACTCCGGAGAACATGATCGTCGCTACCTATCCAAATTCCATCAACAAAGCGATTACCGTGTTTGCTCACACCTTTAGTTGCAACGAGAAATTACCTCCTCCCCAGACAAATATTTACGGCTTGTGTTTAGATGGAATCGGTGATCCATTCGGATCGGGAGAGTCCATCGGAACCACTTCCCCACAGGGCAATTGGTTCAGTTGGGGGTCAACCATGCTTCACGCCGATGGGAACGATAACACGGGAGCGCCAAGATCAGATGTGTACGTGATCACGCTTCAATAAAGGAGATATCATGTTGAAAGAAATTAAATTAGCGGCGATGATCCTGATGGGCTGCGCGATTGCGACATTGGGAATTGTCAAATTGTATGCCCAAAACGGATTGCAAGCCTCGCAGTTGTTTTTTGACTCTGCACCGGGGCCGCTTGCCTCATGTCCGGCACCTACAGTGGGCCGCGACAAGCTCTGCGATGTTGCAGGCGTGGGGTTCGAGCAATCGCTTAACGGAGGGCCGTATGCACCGCTGGGGGCAGGTACGGCCCCAGTGACAAGCGTGAACGGAAAGAAGCCAGACAGTACGGGAAATGTTGCGCTGGCTGCGACAACTACGATTCAATAGGAGGGGGCATGGACATCTGGACGCACGTAGAGCTTCTGGTGGTGGTGGTGGTGCTCATCGTAGCCGCTGGCTTATTCAGTCACTACCGTCTCTGGCCTGCCATCGCCAGCATCCGCGATCTCGCTGACCTGATGAATACGAAAGGTGGGGTCATTCTTCTACTGGGAGTGTTCTCCGCCGTGTTCTTCTTCGCCGGGATGCGTTGGCTCTACTGGACTACCATGCTCATTGTTCATAAGGACATCACTCCTGACAACGCAGTGATTGGCATGGGTTTTAGTTGGATTTCTGGGGCCGCATTTGGATCGTCCTTTGGCGCGATGCTCAACTCCATGAAGGGTGAGGCCGCGCCTCCGCCTATCACTGCTACAACTACCAGCACCACGGTAGAAAGCAAGACCGATAGCAAGACCGTGCCACCTGTTCCACCAACACCATCCGATGCTGGAGGAAAGTGATGTGGCTGCTATCGTTGACATTCCTACTTCCGAGTACCTCAACCTTGCGGTCACTCTCTTGGGCTGTGTTTGCACTTTCGTGTTTGCTATTGTTGGCTGGGCTTTACGTTTGGAACTCCGCAATCTACGTGCTCAGTACGTTAGTCTCGAAAGTCAGTTTAGCCGTCGCGTCGGAGAACTTGAAGATTTACAAAGACGGCAAACTCTTGCCCTATACGCCGCCGGAATTATTGGCCCAGACGGTTACGCAACTGGTCGCCGTCTCAGAGAAGAACATTAAACGCATGGCTGTGCTAGGCATCTTGGCTTTTATGATCGCCGTGACTTCGTTATATCAAGAAGCGAAAGGGATAACTCGGTACTACTATGAGAACGCGAAGGTACAAAAGGTTGGTGATGCGCGATTTTGGATTACCCCATCAGGACAATCGCCTATCTATGTCACCGTTTGCCGTGACTATCAGCTTCCGCCATGGCAAACGGGATGGACGCTAACAAAAGTTTGGTTTGTTGATGAAGGGAATTGTTGGAGCCGCGATCCTAATAAGGGTGGCGGATTTTATGCACTAAGGAGAGAAAACGGTGAACCCATACTCACTAACAATTGAAAATAAACCCACGCCGCAACCAGTCCCAGAACCTGAGCCGGATCAGCAAGACCCGCCTCCCGATGGGCCGCCAAAACACTAAGCACATGAACCAAGCATCTCAGAGCAACGAGTACCAGAACATCATTAGCCGCCTTAGCTCTATCGAACGGGCGATCAACGGCGAGAAGAAGCCTGAAATTCCGCTGATTGACCCTACGGCTAACGTTCTGGCACTCGTCTCTGCGGAAACAAAAAGGCAGGACGACCTTCGCATGGCAGAGTTCAAGCGACAAGACGATCTCCGTGCCCAAGCCGACAAGTATCAGGACAAGATTGACACTGAACGGAAGCGAATGGAAAGCGATGCGAAGAAAGCCGAGGCTGACCGCATTGATGCCCTACTTGCTGCCAATAAAAACGATGTCGCGTTGGCCCTCGCCAAGCAGCAGGCCCAAGCCGAGGCGCAGGACAAGCGCATTGCGATTGTGGAGCAGAACCAGTATCAGGGGGTCGGTGGTAAAGAGCAGCGCACCGAGAGCCAGAAGCGCAGTGAATGGGTGATTGGCTTGATCGCTACCCTAGCTGCGGGGGCAGGCGCGATGCTAGTACATTTGCTAGGGAAATGAGATATGGACGCTAACTCAGAAGCAAGACTAAACATGGTTCACCCCGCTCTGGCGGCAAAAGTGCGCCAGATGGCTGACATACTGGACGAACAATTCATCACCATCCGCGTGACGCAGGGACTACGTTCAATGGATGAGCAGGCGGCACTTTATGCGCAAGGACGCACAACGCCGGGAAAGATCGTTACCAATGCTCTGCCGGGGACATCGTGGCATAACTTCGGCCTAGCCGTGGACGTAGCACCATTTGACGCCGAAGGCCAGCCGGACTGGAATGTTAACCATCCATCGTGGAAAAACATCGTAGCAACCGGAGAAGGGTTAGGACTATTTTCTGGTAGCAAGTTTCGCACCTTCCCTGACTGGCCCCATTTTCAACTTACCGGAGACCTTCCTGTATCGCCCGATGATGCAACCCGACAGGCTTTTAAGGTAGGCGGATTACTCGCAGTGTGGTCAAATACAGGCTTAGGACAAGGAGAAGTAAACGCATGAAGTACACGATGATTCTATCATTATGTCTGGCCTTGGCCGGGTGCGCTAAGACCGTCGCAGTTCATCCCGGAGCAATCAGCAACCTTGACAGTTATGCCTACGATTTGCTGATCGTAGAGCAAGACTCCATCAATACGGCCAAAGCCCAGTACCAAGCAGGCCAGCTACCAGCCTCGGCAAAGACTGCACTGAACGCTGCCATTGATCAGTACAACATCACTGAGGCCACATGGCAGAGCTACCACGCCACGGGAGCTAACCAGACTGCGCTGCAATCGTCACTGGATGCCTTGATTGTAGCCGTTGGCGAACTCGTGAAGCTATTGCCAGCCAAAAGCACACCGAAGCCAGTAAATCAATCCTTGGAGGTTTTCCATGTCCACTACGCCTACGCCGCCTAGCGTCCCCGCCGCCCCCGCTGGTTCACTGGCCGATACGATCCTCAGCGCACTTGACGCCCTGTTGACGGCGGCGGGTGGAATATTGCCCTTCGCTGGTTACGCCGATCTGTTGGTAAAGATCGCACAAAAGGGCGTACTGAGCTATGAAGCTCATACTGGAAAGCCGATAGACCCTACACTATTAAAGCCAATCGACAAAGTTTAGGAGGCGTTATTATGCCGAAGGATATCTTGTTCTGGGTTATCTACTTGATGTGTTTTCTGTTGGGCTTGTGGGGTTACACGGGGCCAACGGACGGGCCATGGTATCGACGCTCTAGCGGCCATCTTGCACTGTGGTTGTTGGTTGGCATTCTCGGCTGGCAGGTTTTCGGGCCGGCGGTGAGGTAACTACGCACTGCCATCCTTTAGGTTTACGGAACTTCCACTTTCCGACGCAAGTAATTGGAGCCTGATCGGGGCAAGCCGCTTTCACTGCATCCACATCTCCGATGCAGCCGTAGGTAACTGACGGCTTGGCTGGCGTCTGTGCGGCAGGCATCAATTGCCCATCTTTACATGTGTAAGACTTCCCGTTAATGCTGAACATATTTCCATCAGGCTCTCCGGCGCAAAACGTACTCACTGGCGTCTGTGCTGGCTGCGAGGCGGGAGCCTGAATGCGATATGCGCGGTTCAATTCATCTTCGAGCGACTTCTGCTGCGCCTTAATCCCCTTCCTGATTGCTCGCATCACCTCGTCGAGCGTGTGGCCGTCGGTGATCTTGCAATGTGTCAGCAACTCCTTTTCCACTTCGCAGGTCATCAATTCGGCGGTGTCGTCATACACTTTGAACGCGCCGACCGATTCTGTGATTAGCCCGTCCCCAAGAGATTCCCCGTATGGAGCGAATAGTATCTTAGCTGGGTCGGGTTTGGTTGTTGGCTTCGGCTGTTGTTCCACCGCCAGCGTCACCAGCACAAAGGGGAGAAGGTATTGGGTCATTGAAGCTCCTTTGGAAATTGGGGATTACTGCCCATTCTACCGATGTGATGTTTGTGGCAAATGTCACACATGTAAATTGCGTTTCTCCCTCCGCGATCAGAAGTCAGTCTGACTACGGCCTTGAGTGCTTCTAAGAAATTCGGCCACGCCAGTTTACCGATGCAACCGCGAACAATCTCTCTTCTGCGTTCCTTCGTAGTGGGATGACTTTCTTTCCATAATTGATACAGTTCATCCCATTTTCTAATTCGTCCCATGTGCGTCAACCTTTTGTGTGCGGTCTATTCCACGCTCTTAACTTCGGGCGGCTATAACCGGATGGTCGATTTACCGTTAGGGTCATCACGTTTCCTTCGCACTTAACGACCCTGCCATCGTCGGTGAAACCCGCCGCACACAAAACTCATCCCGCGCACCCCACGAGCGTGAGCAGCAAGAGGGGCAAAGAAAGTTTCATGGTTTCCTCCGCAGTTTTTCAGCTGGGTTGGGTTCGCTGTGATGGCGAATGTAGTAGAAGGTGACGCCGGGGGGCAAGTGTTTAGGATCGCCGCTGCCCATGTAAATCCGCATCTGCTTCGCCCATTCAAGGAGCGACTTGTCGTCGTCTCGTGGACAGTAATCGTGATTCAACTCCACCAACGTTCGATTGCTCACCTTCCACCTCGCGCACCCAGAGTGGGGGATTTAACCCAGTAGCGCTCCTGCGCGTCAATTGGACTGTGAATTTCTGGCTCGCAGTAAACGCTCACGTCTTGTAAGTCGCGGATCGCGGACGCCAGCAAAGATTCCGCACGCAACCGGGCATTGCCGATATGCCGAACACTCAAGCACAACGTCCCGTGAATCTCGTAATCAACAACGATTTCGCGCTTCATCATCCCCTCCCCGCAGCGGTTGTCATCGCCCCACTTCCACTGTTCCGAGTTTCTCCACCGATAGAATTTCACTTCCCGATTGAATCAGACGGTGTTTTTCCACTGCGCCGTCAATCGTGGTTGTGGCATAGTAAAACTCAGCCATTAAGTCAGACCCAGAACGCGCCGAAATCTTAGCTCTGATCTTCCACAGTGTTCTTACATCTCTGTCCTGCGTCATGATTTCTTCCCTTCCTCTTGGAGCTTGCCGGACGTGGCCGATGGTGGATCACTGATCGCGGGTAATCTCTTTACGATGTCCGCAGCAATGTCCCGGTGTTTGTTCCAGTACAGAACTGGCAGCGAGTGATCTCCGAAATACCAATGAAGAGTGTTACAAACGATGATCCATATTTCGTTAACTCCCATCGTGAGGTGGATCGCCGCCGCAATTTCAGTAATCTCAGGATCGTACTCATCTTTAGGGCAGCCCATTTTTAGCAAGCCCTCAGGATCGTGCTCGTTCATCACATTGCCAACCATATTTTCTAGCTGCGATTTATTTGCCATTCGACTCCCTGTTCCCTTCCGGCTCTTTGGCCGTCAACGCATCTTTAGAAATCGTTGTAGGTTTTTCAACTCACGAACCGGATTCGACTTGCGCAGCCAGATTACGCCACGTTTGTAATTGATTCCGCGAAACCGCTTCTTCAATGTACGGTTTTTGTTACGACCGCGAACGCGATCAACGAACATCCGTTTAGTGTCCCATTCGGCGATCATTGCGGGTCCTTAGCGCGAGACGGAGCGGCGGCGAACGCAATCAATTTCTTTCCGCGTTCTAGCAGCTCGTCCACTGTGATTCGCCTTTGTATTGTGTCCAATATCAGCTCTAGGAATTCTTTGGCAAGCAAGACTTTTGAGTTGAGCACGTCCCGTTCCGCCCGGAGCGAGGCCAGTTCGCGCTCTGCTTCAACCAATCGCATCAATTTTGGGGTAATCTCGTGCTCCCGCTCCCCTAGCTGGCTGGCGGCGTAGGCTTCGGCAAACTCAAACAGAAATGCTCTGGTATAGGTATCGTATTCCGGCAACTCAGTTGGGCAATATTTCGCACGCCAGAATTCTCGCGCCCCTGCTGGCTGCTCGGGGGCAGGCGCGGGTTCAGTGAGAGGTTCAGCACGACGCGAATATTCCCCTTTGATAAATACATGCTCAGTCGCGTACCATATCGACCAGCGACTTGGGGATGGGAAATAGCCTAAAGCAGCAGCTACGGCCTTGGCCTCGGATTCCGTATAACGTTTGGCTGCCCACGCATTATGTGTAAGCCATCCTCCGCAATCCTTGGGAGGAGCCGCCCACCAGCCTTCACTCTTGTTTTGATGAAACAATTCGACCAACCAAACAGTTTCTGATTCTTGATTCTCGCTCATGGCAGCTTCCTCTCAAGTTCCTCGCGGATGATCGCTCTCAGGCAAAGCTCATCTATCTTGATATTGAAGGAAAGTTCCAAATCCCGCAGTAATCGCTTTCCCATTCGTTCCGCGATCCGCTCCGCTTCCGAAGGGGAGGGAGAGGACGCCAGCACAGCAAGAATCTGTTTGAAATAGTGGGCGTCTTCTAGCCAGCCAGCTTTGACGGCACCATTTTTCTGCGCCGCTATTCGCAAGCAATTCTTGAGTCGTTCTTCAACCCACTCGGTAAGCGTTAGTTTGCCTATCGGCCCAACATCGAACGGCTCAATAACTTCGCTAGCAGGGCCGTATATTGCGTTCGTCCCTTCCACTGGACGCGGCTCGGCGGCTGGTGTGTTAGCGTTAAATTCACCATACGACTTTTCATATTCTTCACGCTCGCTCATTTCGTTTCGTCCTTTCCGGTGATCCCCGGCTCATAGTGTTCCCATTTTCCGTTGAGTACGATTTCGGTGGCGATCTTCAAAGTCGTTCCGTAACTTTCATGACCCGGCTCGACGATTATTCGCTGGCGGTCGAATTCGTAGGCCAACGTGCCGTCCGGCAGAACTCTCATATTGTCTCCTTTGTCCCGGCGATCCCGAACTTCGAGAGGATGGCCTCGGAGATCGCGTTGCCGATTACTTCTGTGCTACCCACGAAGTTGATGACATTGTGGCGAGTATTGGCAATCTTCGCGCATTCCCGCACCAGGCGCTCACCGGATTCGGCCAACCAAGCATCAATTTGCTCGTAGGCGTCTTCTGGTGACCATCCACCCATTACGAAACGGTCGTAGAGTTCACGTGCGATCTCAGCAGTAAGGTCGTCCTTCCGCGCCATCTCCACCAGTTCCTTGCTGGGCTTCATCGCGCTCTCCTCGCTTGATCGTAGTCGCGCATTGCTTTATACGGCACTGGCGGCATGTATTTCATACAGACCCAACCTTCTGGCGCGTGACATGCGGCTTGCATCCCATTCTGCCGGAGCGGGGAAACAACTAGCTTCTTACCTAGTTCACAGCCTAAACATTCGTGATCCGGATACGGCGGCTTCCCCGTCTTCCGCTTAGGATCAGTCGGCATCACCAATTTCCTCCCGATGTATCGGCTTCTCCGAAAGTGCAGGGGCCGCATAACCCAGTGCACGGGACAATCGGCCTCGCTCCGCAATTGAAGCAACTCCGCGTCCAGTCCGGCTCTGTATCTTTGGCGCGCTCACCGAACACAGAGCGGAGTTTTCGGGTGGCCTCCGGGTGTTTCAACTTCATACGTGCATTTGGCGGATCAGTCGGCATCGCTAGGCTCCTCTCGCAGCAATTTGTAGCCTGTCGAGTTTGGCCGGAATCGGTCTAGCCGGATACGGACTTTCTTTACGCCGTCGCTGAGGCAGTAGGCGTACTTTTCGTCCACGGACTCGATGTGAATACGCCGCTCATGGCCAGAGCCGCGAAACCGCTTATCCCAATCTAGCCAAACCTGCCCAGCTTTCACTTCCGTCGCGTTCGCCATTATGAGCACCCCGTCGTGGCATGAGTACGCAGAAGCCCTTTGTCGCCACCCCGCAACGAGTCCCAGGATTCAAGTAGCGCGGTTGCTTCTTCCCTGTACCGCTCCGTCAGTTCATTCTCTTGGCGAATGTTGTATAGCCAATTGCTCATGCGCTGGCCTTGATTGACCAACTTCCGAAGTTGCGAAACTGTTAGTCGTTTGGCGTCCGTGCTCACGATTTACCTCGCCGAAAGTCCCAAATATAGCCAGCCATTTTCCACGCTGTGACCGGGCCGAACTTCATGTACTGATCAAGCCACAGCCACTGAATGCCATGCTTAAGCCATAGAGCGAGGCCGACTTTTAGCGTGAAGATCAGTCGTCTTCGGCTCATCTACCTTTCCTCCCTTTCCGGCTCATGCGCCCCCGCAATGAATCGCTTTAGGTTGCACTCCACAAAATCAATGACATCTAGCGTCGTCCATTTGTATCCCGGCCCGCATTGTGATTCCCAGTGCGCCACAGCCTGAGAAATAATTTCGCGCTTATTCGGCGGCGGCTTATCTGGGACGACCATCCTTCTGGGTGTGCCATCTCCGTATTGCGGTATATAGCCGTCTGGGTAGCCCTCTCGCTTTCGCTTTCCCGTGAGTATCTGATGCCTCGAAAACACCGCTCCCCATGACCGCCTGAATCCCATAAATTCAAGCATCTTCTGCAACGCCTCAGGAGTCTTCTCTGGGAATTTTACGATGATGTCGTCTTCTGCCTTTTCCCAGATTCTATTGCCAGCCATCTCTCGCTCCTCTTCGACCTGATTTTCTACAATTCATCGCCGCTGGTTAGTTCTGCGCGGGGTCCTACCCTCCGTCTGTTTGCACGTGGCTGGCAAAGACCTTGGCAATGTGATTCGCCAGTGGGAAGGGAATCTTGGCGATCATGGCGGAAGCGGCTTTGCGAGAGTTGGACTTACTGCCGAACCTGCGACCAAGAGTGTTTTTTTCCAGCGGCTCACCGTGCGGAGTGAAGCCCTTTACGCCGCCCTCGCCGACCTGAAACTCTTCCCTGAATCTCTGCGCTGCTGTGACGTTGAAGCCGGGAGAGTTGCGGTCAGAGAAGTTTACGCCAGAGACTTTCACTGCCTCGGGCCCACAGTCTCGACTCGTGAAGCGCGCGCCCTTGCCCACGTCCGTGCGCCGTCCGCTCTCCGACGGCACTTTAACTGCTTCGTCGTTATGCGGCCATCCTGAAATCCTTCCGCCCTTTGCTCCGGGCAGTCGCTTGTTGGAGTTCGCTTCGGACTTACTGCCTTCCCGATGAGCTGCGACATTGCCGACAGGTCTGTCGTTCCAGATTTGCTCTTTGCAGTCGCCGAACTTTCGCGGCGGGAGTGTAATCGGCATCAGCGCCGGCACATCTCCCCACAAGTAATAGCTACCAAAGTGCCACTTGGCTCGACCTACCCACTTCTGCGCTCCCCGAACATTCTCAATTACGAGGGGAATGTATCTTCCCGCGGCTTCCGAGGCTTCGCGTTGAATCCGAAAGCAGGCGTCAAAGAGCGTGTTGTCTGGCGGTGGCAAGGCTTTGGCTCGGCTCCACGGCATCGCCCGGTAGGAGTAGGCTTGGCAGGGCGGGGAAGCTACGATGCAGGTGGCGTCTTTGAACTGCGAACCATGCAATGTGGTCACGTCCTGCAAAACCAGTTGGCTGGGATAGCCTCCGGTGCCGTAGTCATGGCGTTCGATGTCGAATCCGATCACGCGATAGCCCTCGGCGAGAAATCCTTCTGCCCATCCGCCCAAGCCGCAGTAGAGATCAATCGCCATCAAAGTCACACCAACCCCTGTGTAGAAAATCAGTCCTGCTTACCTTCCTGTGCGCCCGAGGATTTCTACGCCAATTAATTCAGCGCGATCAAAAGCGTCTCCATCAGGCCCACCACCTTGTCCGCCACTACGAAGTACGCTCTCCAATTCCGGCGCATCGCAATCAACAGTCTCGTGGGAGGTTTTCAGGGCATTGAGACACTCGCCGTCGTACCGCTGTCGTTTGATAAGGAATCTCAGCATATTTCTCCTTTTTCCGCGCCGCACAAGAACCCCGTCCCGTGCTCCCCCACTACTCGCCTGTTGCTTTGCTGATGGTCAGTTCTGCAATTTCCTCTGGCATCTGCCACTCGAATAATCCCTGATGACCGCGAAGTGGGATTGCGCCGTTTGGCAATTGAATAAGCGAATCGGTCTGCCACGCCCAGCGGTTCTCGTCATAATTACCCCATAGCTCCTCGTGCTCCGACAGGTTTTCTAAAACTGTTTCTGTGCGGACGCAGCCCGTCAGCCTAACGATGCAGACTACCGCTCCGAATGACAGCTTCGACAAATCCCCGAGCCAATAACGCGCAAAATCGAGAAAGTCATCGTCCGACAAATCAATCGGTTTCTTAGCAGCATGAATCGCTAGCCAACCGCGATAGCTAGTGGGCCAGGATCGCGTCTCGTTACGCTTCACGCCGCGCCGCATTGCTTCCGCCCACGGCTGCCAGAGAGAAATGACTTTGATAACGCGGGATCGCGCCTCTTTCTGGTCTAACATCTCCATCTGGTCGCATTGTCCGCACATACTCCTCCACCAACCTTTCTTCCGCCGTGCTCCCCCAAGGGAGAGAACCAAGAGGAAAGTTAACGAGTACACCAATCCCGCCGCAGCGATGCCAAATTATCGAGTACTCTGCGAATGTCAGGCTTGCCGACTCCGCCCTGTGCGTGAATCAGTGTCACGATTGCTTCCTTTGACAGCCCTGCGCTGAGAGCCTTCTGCGCATTTGTAGAGATGTCGATAATCGCCTGCGCGATAATCTCCGGCGCAATCGGCTCCTCTGGCTTCTGTTTAATTACTGGCTTCGGTGGAATATCTTGCTTCTTTGTCATTTTCTCTCCTCTCCTTTTCCCTGCCCCCTCTCTGGGAGGACAGACCTAAGAACTTGCTTCAAAAAAGTGCCACACAAATACGCCATCTTGAACTGTTGCGATGTACTCGTCCGCGACTTCTGGCCCCGGATTGTTTGTGCCGGTTCCGAAACATAGAATCTTAACCTTCCTCGCTGGAGATTCTTCGTCCACGTCCGTCCATAGCGTAATGGTTCCGCGCTGAACCTGTACGTCCAGCATCCGATGAATTGCTGGCATACTCACGAACTGCGAGTCCGCAATCTGCAACCTGTATTTAAGAATCCGTCGCGCCATTTCTCCCCTTCCTTCCCCTTCGGGCCACGCCCGCTAAATTGTCAGTGCCGCATACAGCGATTTAACATCAGGCTTCGCGCCGGATTGCAGCACACGCAAAATCCTCTCCCACCGTTCCGGCCACTTCTTTGCAAACCAGTCCAAACTGAGGACTTTATGATTGTCGAACCACGTATGACAGCATTCGCATCCCGCGAAAGAATTGTCCGGCTCCCAGCGCGTGATGTAGTATTCCCGGCTTTGCACGTGGCACCACTGAATCGCGATGATCCGTCCGTATTCTTGGGAAAACTCCCCAGCAACCCTTCCGCACCGCTGGCAGACATTTTGGTCGCGATCTTCCACGATGTCTTTCCGTGCCGCCTTGTCCAGGGCAATGACCATCTTCCGCCGCGATACGGTTTTCTTGTGCCGCGTCCGGTTCTTCCGCTTCTTGCGCGGCCCCGGTTTCGGCAAACCTAAACTCTGGCTATGGTCTATCGGCATTTTTTGCCTTTATAATTCTCAGCTTTTGTGTGACCCGTCGCCTTACATACTCGTTTTGCTCTACTTTGTGCGCCAGTGGAGTGACGAATCTCCCATCCTCAGTCTTGACGAACACAGGAGCCACGCGCCTTGGATTTTTCCACGCCCAACTCATTTGGTAACAGCTTCAAATCCCTTGCGATGTTGCTCCAAATTTTCTGGTGAAGGCTGGTCGAGTCCGGCCATTTTACGCAGCGAAGCCCTCAGTGCTTGGCGATCTTCTTCGGTTGCCAGCTTGCCTTCCTGTTCCGCTTTGCGCTGCTCGGCCTTGTAACGTTCCCAATCGTTGTTTCCGCGCTCTTGTAGTGCGCTTTCTTGAACTAGATCGCACAGTTCAGCAATGGTATTCGGGTCGGGGAAATACTCACCGCGATAGCGCAAGAACGCCTTCTCAACTGTTTCCGTCGAGTATCCGCCCAGCTTTACCTGCCACAGCCTCATCTCGCCGGGGAGCATCTCCCTCGACTTGCTCTGGGCTATCGAGAGGAGCAATCCAGCCCAAGCTGGCGGCTGATTCGAGGTTTGTACGAGCAACTTGTCGCGCCCTTGACTCGCGTTGAACTTTTCCACCGCTTTGCTGATGTGTTCCATTTCCGTTTTTCTCCCATGTAATGATTGCGGATCGCCAGTTCTTCATCGCCACATTTCCCTTATACTTCCATCCCCGCGCTGTGTAGTAGTTGAAGAATTCTTCCGGGTCTATGCCCTTACCTCTTTTCTCGCAATAAGCGGTGATCTCTCCTAGAGAGGGAATTGCGAAATGTTCAGAGCGGGTTTGTTTTTGACTTACTGCTTCTGCATTTGGAGATGGAGATGGTATGTCGTACAAAGCGTTACCTGTAACAGGTGTAACGTTTTTTCGCCTACCCCTCAACCTTTGAACTCGCACTCTGGTTTTCTCGCGCTGCACTTCGGCAGACATCAACTCCCTGTATTTGGAGTGATTTACCAAAAACCATCCCCCATTTACTACCTTGATTCTCCGACCCTCTTCTTCTTGGCTCCACGAATACTTGTCTGGCTGTTGGAACTTTTCTAGGGCTGCTTCACATTCCCCTAGTGTGATTCTTGCTCGAACCGCCAATCCTGGAATCGTGGCTTCAACTATCCCGTCGCGGTTCGCCATTGCCAGCATAGTGATCCACAGCACCCGCGTCTCAGAGTCCTCTTGCCAGATTGTTGAGTCCAAGATGCGACTGAATAGCTTGGTATATCCGGCCATTTGGTTACTGTAACTCATGGTAACGATTTGTCAAACTGTGAATATCTCGCAAATCTTCGTCGCGTCCCAACTCTCCTAGCCGGGTGAGAAACCAGAATCCGATCTGGGCCAGCGGAAGGGCGAAAAGGGCAAGTTCAAAGCTCATCCAATTTCTCCATTCCTGCGATCTAGGAACTCAAACTTCATCCCACAACTGACGCAAAACTCAGGGTCACCCATCAGGCCCATGATTCCGCCACAAGCTCCGCACCGCCAGCGCGTGAAGCCGTCATTCAGGCCTTGAATGGGCCGCTCGACCTCGTAGCAGCTATGGCGTTCGCGCTCAGTTAACGGCATTGCGCTTCCTCCGCCTAATCATCCGGCCGTGCTCCCGGCGTTTCTGCGGCGTCCAGATAAGCTTGCCTCGCTGATGTTGATACTCCCCTCGACAGGCCAGATTTTCGCACAGAATGCGGCCCGGTGGGATGATCGCGCGGCAGATCGAGCAAAGCCCGATGCAAATCACGCCAGTGTCTTGACCCATTGCAAAGCCTCATCTAGTTGGAGTGGTGTCATTTTGGTCATGGAATCAATCCCGAAAGTCTCATAGCACCAGCGTTTGACATCTTCTTCGGGGACTTCTTTTTCTCCCGCCAAAGCAAAGAGTTTGGAAAAGTTCAAATTCGTCTTGGGCAAGCTATCCTGTACGGCCTTGGTTAGATCGCCTTTGTCTGGCGTGAGTAGCCATTTGATAGCCGCATCGAACTTGTTTTTGGGCATTTCCTCAATGCTGAAAATGCCGGAGGCTTTGAACTTAGCGGAGATTTGGGCCTCAGTGCGGACACCCTTTGACTTCGCGGAATTCCACGCGGAGATTTGCTCTTTGGTGACAAGCCGCTGATCTTCGGTGCGCTGATCAAAGTCGCGCTCGTACTTTTTGTCGGTTCCAACCGATGCTGCATTTCCATCATCGTCGGTATCGGCTGCGACATTGAGGAAAGCACTTAGAGAGTACCGCCGTGCGTAGGTAAAGGCACTTCCAGCCCCTTGCGCGTCATACTTGACCATCGGGAGGGCCAATTCGTCTTGGAGCCACTGGCCGCTGCTGTGGGCCAATTTGGTTGTGATGATCGCGTTGTTTCCATCCACGCGGCAGGATTGCAGGACAATCAGCCCGTTTTCGCACAGGGCCGGGGTAACCGCTTCAATCACGGTTGCCAAGTCCGCATACTTTGATTTGAAAAACGGATTATTTGAGTCTTTGACTACCTTTTTGAATGACTTACGGGCCAAAGCAAGGGCTTCAACCAATTTGCCAATGTCGGCAGTGTGAGACAGGCCAGATTTCGGCGTAACTTCTTGAACTTCTTCTGACATTTCGCCTCCTCCAAAAGCAGTTTGACAGCGGCATTTCTCCCCAGCACGGTAAGCTGGCCGTTTACGCGGACGATCTTCAAATCTGGCCCATGTCCACAGCACGGGCAATTCCCCAAACAATGAGCGTCAAAACGGCCATGCCCACACAGAACCAAGCCGCCTTCATCATGCGTTCGCGGCGTAAATCGGCTTTGGCGAACTTCTCCCGCAGTACGGTAGCAGCGTGTTCATCAGTCATCACAGCCTCCCGGCCAGCATCAACCAGAAGCCAGCAGCCAAAACAATCACGGAAAAGAGAACGCCTAAAAGCATCTGCTTCGCCGGATCGGTGATTTTCCGCTTTGTTTGGCAGATTTCCCCTCGGGCAAATTTCGCTCTCCGCTCCACGCGCTCCCGTATTCGCTGAGAGCACACCGGGCAATCCCACAGCGGAACCACATGCTCCCAGCAGTAATTAGCAATTGCCCACAGCCACACGCGAGTCAGAAATCGCTTCATCTTCACCATTGCATAGCCTCCCATTCTTCCCACGCTCGATGTATCAGGTTCGCGCACTCATCGGTGTTGTGCAGCCCTACAATCGGACAGTCGCGGTCGGTGCATTCGCGTGGTTCCCAAGGGTCAAAGCCAAACTTCTCATCCCACCGCGCCCAAAAGTCCGCAATCGCTTCGGCTTCGGTCGCGCCATAGCCGACAATGGAATCGCTGACGTAGTTCCCGTCCACGTAATCCGCATCGTAGGAATTGTCGTCATACGCCGACCAGTCAATCGTGCGAATCGGAATCGGCGGATAATCGTGGCTCGTCTTGACTACAACGCTTGCGCGGCGTTCCTGCCGCTCCACCATTGCCGTCAGGTCGGAGATCAACTGGCCGTTATAGATCATCGTCGTCTCCCTCGTCTGATTCGTAGGTTGTGACCATGCGGCCAGCCTTCGCGCCCGTGGAATTAGCTTCCAGTTTCCGGGCTGGGTCGTTGTGTCCGACGGTCAGCAATATTTCCATGTAGGTCGAATACTTTCTAGCCGCGATCTCATAATCATGGCGCATCTTCTCGGCATGTTTCCGCGCCTTCTCCAATTGCACATTCGCGTCCTGCCAATCGGCCATGCAAGCATCAGCCTCGGCCTTAAGTTTTGCCAATTCGGCGCGGTTAGCCACGGGTGGAGTCCTCCGCCTTCATGGTGTTCTGATATTCGCAAACATGCTCACGTTTAGTGAGGTCGGGAATAGTTCTCCCTGTTGCCCGTTTCATCATTGGGGTGTCTTGATACTGCTTCCTCGCTTCCGCTAGTCCAGCGGTGAATGCTTGCCGATTCAATGACTCGATGCGATCAAAGAGACGCGTGAATTCTTTATCGTAAGGCGGCTGGTCGGCGGCTGGGATGCCCACATAGTGCTGCCAAATCCAGCGAGTTAGCGACTCAGGCGTATCCGGCACGTTGTAAATGTCAGGAGCCAAAAGTGCCTCCTACCCGCTGCCTCGCCGTCTCGGGTGTCCAATGCACCGCAAGTTCTGTGGACTCCTGCGCGATTGTTGCCGCTTCGCTCCGCGCCTCGATTGCGGCCTCAACGCCCCGGAGCAAATGGAACACGTTCTGCCCAGAAGCCATCTCGGGAGCGTCAAACTCGATAATATCCACGAGGTTCGTGCGCTCAAGGCCGTCAATTTCGCCCACAACTTCATACGTGCAAACCCGATACTTTTTCATCGCCCGTCCCTCTCTTTCAGCTTGGAATCACCATGCGGCCCACAATCAAAGCACCGCATAGTTTTCTCGTGCTTGTAGTCGAAAATCGGGTTGCAATGGGCCACATGGCCGCATTCGAGCAAGATCGGCGTTATAGTTCCGGGGCATTCCCCGCCTGACGATCTATCAGGCTGAATCTCTATAACTTTGCGGAATGGGCCTCGCGGGTCAGTCATTTTTGTTATCCAGTTTCAGCTTGGAATCAGCCACGTCGCGCCAGTCGTAACGCTTGCACTTCGGGCAGCACTTAGGCAATTCGCCATCCAGCCGCGATTCCCATTCGTGGCCGCAGAGCTTACAGGTCAATATGTCTTGTGTCTCCATGTGATGAATATTATTATAATGAGGATGATTAGTCAAGAACTTTAGTGCCTACTCGCTCAACAACTTAAATGGTAATGATTTCAACAGGCAGGATAAACCATGATAATCTCCGAGATGTATGAGCGCTTGCATTGTTCAAACGCCACAATTTCGCAGTTCCCCCAAACGCTTGAATTACAAGCCAGTCCTCGTGCTCCAAGACCTTAATACGGCATCCGTGATTCAAGTCCTTCCGCCGCCACAGCTTGCAAAGGCCCAAAACTTGGGATTGCTCACTGTGCCCCATTCTCTCGGAGAACGCGTAAAAACTCGCTTGGACTTTGAAGTGAAGGTAACTTGGAATGGCTCAAGGACTTACAAGCGTCTTCGTGGAGTTAGTATTTTGATCAGCTCCCCCAACCCAGAGCAGGCCGAGCTATTCATTCAGGCGATCCACGACTTCGCGGCGTCATTGAATGGGAAGTGGTTAGCTTCTAAGCCTGTAGTGGATACGAAGTAAGGTGCTCTCCGTCTTGTGTGTGCAGCGGCTTTGATGAACAGGGTAGCATGCGCGTCAAATAGATGTTGTAATGTTGCCGAACCACACTCGCATGTTGTTGATAACACACGGCAATATCTCTCCAGTGTCCGATAACGAGCAGGTACGCCCCCACTCCGGGTACAAAACAGGCCGGGGTAGGGTGAATTTGAATTCCAACCACTTCGCACGATCAGGAAATAAAAATAAAATTTGGGAAATATGTTGACATTGCGCACAGATGGTGTACATTGCACACATGGAGTTGGTGTACAAAGTCACCAGAGAAGTATTTGAGTGCGGAGGATGCAAATGGCAGTGGATACCAAGGAAGCGGGAAGGGTGGCCGAAGCAGTGTCCAAATCGGTCTTGCCGGAGTCGTTTAAGCCAAGGGACATCCCAGAAGTCTATCCAGCTGACATCAACTGGAACATCGTCTATCACCGAATCCAAGTTGGAGAAGCCACGCATCGGCAGTGCGAGTACGAAGACTGCATATCGTATCTTGCCATGATCCACGGTAAGTATTGGCCGGAGGTCGTCAATGGCTGATCCAGAGTTAGGGAACCGAGCATCGGAGCAAGGGCAGTTTGAAAAAGGTGTGGACTTTGAGGGGATAAACTCTTCCGGGTTACCTGTGTCGGGGCCAATGGTGGAAGTGGATGTAAAGTCTAACGGTAACGATCTGGAGCTTTTGCAGAAACGACCTGCGGTTCATAGAAGCATTGAATTGCGACATTCTGAGTCAGATTTGTTGGCCGCTCAGATGCTCGACGACCCGGAGATGACTTCGTTCTCGATCCCTAACGTTGGAACCATTGAGGCTTCACCGTCTCGTTTGTCGAAGGCTTTGAGCCGGAACCATAACCGGGAGCAGTTGGTGTGGTTTGGTATTGACTCGCACAATATGAGTGCGGCGATGGGTGATCGAATCATCGTCCGCCGGGACTTGATGGAGTCGGAGTATGTTTGCCGGGAATGCCGGGGAAAGGGTCATACCGATGAAGTCTGCAAGCTCTGCGACGGAAAGCAGCAAAAGGACGGACAGCTTTGTAACCAGTGTATGGTTTTGGGTTTCGAGTCCGAAAAACCTCACCCCTGTGGGTTTGTGAAGTGTCCTAACTGTGTCGGTTCCGGGTGGAGAAACGGAATTATCATTCCAGAGGTCGCACAGGGTAAGCCTGTCACTGGGGTCGTCGTTTCTATTGGCCCGGCCACCACCCTCCTAAAGCTCGGAGATCGAGTCTTGCATTCCAAATTCGCCGGACACACCCTTGAAATGAAATCTGAAACCTACACCTACATGTATGAGAAGGAAGTGATTTCCCTTCTCCGGGACATCGGATGAGCCAAGCCCACATCAAACGCCGTCTTGCTCAGATGGAGGTCATCGACTTCGTGGAAGGCTCAACCACTGAGCGTGGCGAAAAGGTTTACAAATCCCTGCGAATCACTTTTAGGCCGTGCTTTGGTTCGCCTTACATCCGCGTCTTCCAGTGTGACAAGGGGATCGGTATCACCGAGGAGTGGATCGAGGACACAATCAAAGGCTGCATGGAAGCCCTCGCTAAAGATTATCCGATGGACTCGTTCTCTCTTGTTAGAATCAAATCCAACGACATCGCCTTCAACTACGCGGGTACGAGGGGAGTGGTGAACTGATGCGAATGACTGAAATGGAATCTCGCCCTGACTGGCGGGACATTGCTCTCGCGGCTCAGTGCCCGACCTGCTTTGCTAACGTCGGCAGCATGTGTATCGACATGGGCCAGTCCGGAACAAAAACCTCGCGTCTTGATTTTCATGCTTCCAGAAAACAATCGGCCAAGATACTATGGGAACTGAAACAGATTGAGCGCACCGACGAGCACATTGCCGACGACCTCGACAAACTGGTAGCTGCGCTTCCCCAAAAACTTTCGTTTATAAAAATCAGATTCAAAGGAGCCAGTATGCCAGAAGGGCCAGTAACTCTCGCACAGGGACAGTCGTCCACGGCGACGATTGACTATTTTGACCAGAACGGGAATTTGATGTCCCCGTCCTCAACCTTCACCCCGCCAACCGTTACCTATACCATAGACAACTCGGCCATCGCAACTTCTGTGCCACAACCTGACGGACAGTCAGACCTCGTGACTTGGGTTTCGGCTGGAATCGCCAACCTGACAGCTACGGTCGCAGGCCCGAATGGGACTCTGACTGACACCGAAACCGTGACTTGCCAGCCTGCTGTCGTTGCGACTCCGGTGCTGTCGAGCATTAAGATCAACTTCTCTGCACCGAAGTAACGAAAGAGGGCTGCCATGCCGCCAACGGAAGCCAATGAGATTGCAAAAACGTTGAAGCTGGTAGCCCTTGATTTTGCTCTTGCCCCGATGTCGGTAATCCAAAAAGAATTAGGGGGTAATGGAGAAAACGGAGTAGCCTGCAAGAACAACATCTACCAGAGACGCCAGACCGACCTTTACAAAGAAACTCTCCACGAAATGACCGAATCGTGGAAAGCCCAAATGATCAAGGCTCCGGGAACCTCGGAGCTTCGCAAGTCCATTAATTACGGCATGGGAATTGCGGTCAAGAAACTCATCGAAATACTGGCTGGCGATAACCCAAACAAGGACATCATTGGTGCAGCCCGACTCATGGCTCAAATGGATGGGAGGTTCTTGCGCAGCGATGGAGAAGGAGAAGGCCACGCTTCCTCTGTTGATACCGAGAGCGTGGCTCAGGAACTTCTTACCGCGATCAAGCGTCAGAAAGAATCCATCCAGTGATATCAAAGATTGCAGAACTCGTTGATGAAGGAGTTGATGAATATTTGTGTTCCGAATGTGAAGCGCAATTCGATTGCTGGATTCTAGTGACAAGAGACAGAATCCCCGCTGGGGTTAAGCCGTTAATCGGATATACCGTACCGTCTGCGTTTGTAACCCCTAACCTATGCCCGAATTGCGGTAAGCCAGCGTGAACCTCCCGGAAGGTCTTGAACCTGTCCGTGATCTAGTTCAGGAAACCAATCCTAACAAGTGGCAGGAGATCACAATTTATGATTCTATGTCTTCCTCGGCCAAGAAAGCTGCCATTCGACTTAATGCTCTCGGTTCCCTGTTCTACTTTTCCAAAGTGGTACTTGGACATAACCGCCTATCTCCGATGTTGCACGGTTATATGTGTCGGGAATTGGAACGGGACACGCTTCGGTTGGTCATGGAAATTCCCCGCGACCATTTCAAAACTACGGTTGCTTCCGTCTCCGCCCCGATGTGGTGGGCTTTGGATTTTGGAGCCGAAGACGAAGACCTCATGGGGTCACTCGGCTACTCCGAAGAGTGGCTCCGATGGATGCGCCGCGCCCACTACTCATCCACAAGAACCCTGATCGCTTCTGAAACCATCGGCAACGCCAGAAAGATTGGCGTGAAGATTGACGGCCACTACACCTCGAATGCAGTTTTCCGTTTTCTATTCCCAAAGATCATTCCTAAAGACACGGCTCGGTGGAACCAAGACTCCATGACCCACAACCGACTTGATGGGGAATATCACGGAGAGGGCACTTACGACTTCATCGGAGTCAAGGGAGCGTTGCAGTCCAGACACTACAACCGACAAGTAATTGACGATGCAGTGGGCGAGAAGGCGATCAACTCCGACATTGTGATGGAAGGAACGATTGACTGGGTTAAGAAACTTCCTGGAGCTTTTGACTCTGACCCACTGCGACCAGACGCGATGGCTGATCAGCTTTTCATCGGCAACCGCTGGTCGCACCGCGATCTTGGTAGTTGGCTGCGTAAAAATCTCCCTTCGATGCAGTTCATCACCCACTCGGCTGACGGGGGATGCTGTGATATGCACCCTGCCGGAGTTCCTATATTCCCCGAAGAATTTACGATGTCGAAGCTGGCTGAGATTCGTGCAATGGAGGGCGGCTACAATTTTAGTTGCCAGTTTAGAAATAAACCTGTCGCACCAGAAGCCGTGCGCTTCAAAGAGACGTGGCTGCGTCATTACCACATTGACGCATGGAAGGAACCAAAGAACTCAACCGAAGTAAAACCAGAAGACCGGATGCGAGTTGCCAACTGGGGGCAGTTGACCGACAAGAACAGGATGGAAGCCCTCGGCATCATCGAAGACAAAGCCGAAGAGATGGGAGCTACGCCGGAACGATTGAAGAAGGCGATGGTACACGACGTTAAGGAAGGAGAAGCCATTGGAGATATACGAGCAGGCGAACTCGACAGGTTCGCTTTCATGGACCCTAACCACTCCGGCGAGTTCGGACGCGCACGTAACGCCATACTCGTCATTGGTGTCTATAACCGTCCACCCGCCCAAAGGCGCATCTATCTTCTTGACTGTTGGGCGAAAGCATGCAATCACGAGGAATGGTTGGATGCGGCCCTTAGCACGAAAGCTGGCAAGCGTGGCCTCGTGGTTAAGTGGAGATGCCATTCTCTATATATCGAGAGCGAAGTCGCCGGACAGCAAGGCTGGAAGTACGCCATCAAAGAAAGAATGAAGAACATGGGCATTGATGCTTGCTTCTCGGTTCGCGGCCTAAAAACCGACCGCTCGGAGAATGCCAAGACCAACCGCATCATCGGCATGGAATCCATCTACGAGAACGGGTTTTTCTGGGTTCGCAGGGTCGGATGCGAAGCGTGGATGGAGGAATATAGCGAATTTCCTAACGGTGCCACGATGGATTTGCTAGACTTGACTGGCTATATCCCTCAGACTTGGGGCGGCGGCTCACGCGCACAGGCCAGAGACTTTGTTGCCGAAGAACAGAACCGCCGAAAGCAGTTGATGATGAATGTCTCGATTGCGGGTTACTGATGTGGAAAGTATTAAAGACATTACTAGAAGGCTAATTAAAAAATCTCGCTCACGAGGCAAGCGGTGTGCCGACTGCGCTAGATTGTCGGCAGGCACGAGATGGATTACGTATCCGCCGAAATGCCGCAAACACCGAAAAATGCAGTGCCTAGCGAGTCGCTGATGCCAATTCCTACCGAGGTTCCGATCTCGCATCTGTTTTCAGACGAGCGGATCAAGGACATCGAAGGCTACTCCAAAGATCGCATCCAGTCCCTTGTTCGCGGCCTCCGTGGAATTAGAGAAGAGAAGATCAACAAGTGGCGCAAGGTTTACAACGGTACTCCGCGCGAGAAAACCAAATCCTTCCCGTGGCAAAACGCTTCCAACGTCGTCATCCAATTAGTCGGCTCCTACGTCGATCAGCTTGTGGCGAAGATCGTCATGGGTTCGGTTGCGATGGAACCCCTATTCACGACTGAGCTTGTCGGGGAATTCCCACAGGAAGACAACGCGGAGAAACAGCGCGTAGCAGTCGAAGAATGGCTTGCCTACCGGATGCTTGAACCTTCACAGGTGAATTACTTGCCGAAGGCCGTCATCTGGATTCGCAACATGGTGCGCTACGGATTTGGGGCAATCAAGGTCATTCCCGAAAAAGTGGTTGAACAGGTCGTTAAGGAAGACGGTGGGTTCCGTGAATATGTGCGACACAACGGGCCAGTCGCTTACCCAATTATGTTTGAAGACTTCCTCATGCCTTCGACCACGATTGAGCTTGAGCGATCTCCCTTCATCGCGCAGCGTTCCCGATTCGAGAGATTTGAAATCGAGTCTATGCTGCACGATCCCAGTTATGACCGCGCGAGAATCCGTGAAGCATTGAAGTCTCCTACCCGCCAAGGTCCGGACAGAAACCAGCAGCAGATTGAAAACGAGACTGGGGCGAAGATTGACACCGGAAACTCCGTCGTCGATCAGTGGGATGTGTATGAGTGCTACTTCCCCTACAACGTCGCGGGAAAGAAGTTCCAACTCATCTCTACCTGCATCGCAGACGATAACGCGGAGAACCCTCGATTCATCAAGAGCGTATTCAACTGGCTTCCAGATAATTCCCTTCCGTACACAGGTGCGCGTTTAGGCTCTGACGGAGAACGGGCCTACGGATTTGGCTTCTGCGAGATGTTGAAGGACTATCAAGAGGAAGTCACAGCGATTCACAATCGGCGCGGAGATGCTTCCACTCTCGCAAACACGAACCTGATTCGCATCGACACCGGACAGCAGATTGATACCCAGTTCTCGATCTTCCCGAATGCCACAGTTCCCGCCGCGAAGGACGCTATCGAAGTTATACCGCTTGGTCGCACGGCGAATGAAACCATCAAAGATGAAGGCATGTCGCTACAGTTGGCTCAAGATCGTGCCGGAGTCGGGCCGTCATCTTCTGGATCGGGCGGAGGGACGGTTAACAAGAAAGGTTCCTACTCCGCGATGGGAACGTTTGCGACGATGCAGGAAGGAAACACTCGCGCAAATCTCAATCTGACTGAATTCCGACAATCGCATTACTGCTTTGGTCGCACGTCGTTGATGTATGACGCCCACTTTGGCGTTGCCGAAAAAGATATTCAGGCGATGGGCAAGATGGGACAGTATCTCCAGAAGGCGCTAGAAAACGTCAAGTCTGGGAAGATCATCCTTCCCGTTCGTGCCGCGACTGGTTCGGTCAACAAGGAGATCGAAAAGCAGAACCTGATGTTGTATCTCAACAACTGGAGAGCGCATGTCCAGATGGTGATGCAGTTGATGCAGGGTTTGTCGAATCCTATGGCCCCGCCTGAATACCAGCACTACGTCATCAGCACGATCATTGCGGGGGACACGTTGATGACCAAGATTTCGAGGGACTTTGGAATCCCCGATCCTTCGGGAGTGTTACCGGAACCTTTAGGATTGCAGGACAAGGCCGACGACATTCAACAGCAGCAACGTCAGCAGCAACTCAATAAGGCTTTGCAGTTGTCCATGCCTGCTATTCAACAACAGCAGCAATCCCAGCAGCCTCCTCCTAACGGCGCGGCTCCGCCTACGCCCGAAGTAACGCCAGTGCAATGACACCCAAAACAAAACCGGAAGGCGCGATTGATCCAGTCAACGAATCACGCACCGAGCAATGGAATAAAGCGATAAGCCCTCGTCTCGTCTCGTTGCGTAATTGGTTTGCTGATGAAAACTGGAAAACGGGAGTAGGCGCGTATTTGAATTCGGTCTTAGCGGAACGACGAGAACATCACGAAAAAGAAAATAATGACCGCGATGCTGACCAGTTCATTAAAGGGCAGATCGCCATGCTCAAGCAGATCATTGACTTGCCAGTCGTCATCGAGCGGCAGATTGCGCAGTCCGAGAAGAATAAGAACTCTGGCCCGACTGGGGACGCTGGGTACTGACCGGATCACGCCGGGAGCGGTCACTCCGCTTGAGTTTTTTCATAATCGCTTCCTCAACCCACTCCGCCAGAGACTTGTCTTCTGAGATTGCCTGAATCTTTACTGACCTCGCCAGTCCATCTGTCAGGTTCACATGTAGTTGGAACATGGCGGGGATTATAACGGCAAACATTTCAACATTGCAACATCTGATTGCGGCCATGAGTAAAAGCCTTCTATTTTCTCCACATGGCGATCTTCCAGAACGCGACTGTTGATCCAGAGAAGATCATTGGCATGAAGCCGGAAGAGTTGAAAGCCAAGCTCGACTCCGCCGTGACCAAGGAAGACATGAAGGCGGTCAGCGACCAGGTTGGATTATTCAACAGCGGCCTCGCGGAACTGAAAGCCTCCCTCGCCAAACTCACTGAACCAAAGCCAGAAGTAGTTGTTGACGATACCGATCCCACCACAAAACTTCTTCTTGATCCCAAGGGCATGATCCGCGACGAAACCAAAGGTTTGGCCGATGCACAGATTCAAACACAGGCCCAGCTTCAAGAAATGCGGGCGCGGCAGAACCCCAAACTCTCAGGCGTGTTCGCCAAGTACGGCGATGAGATGGTAGCGATGGCGGAAAAGATGCCGCTTTCGCAACGAGCACAGCCTGGATTCTGGGAATGGCATGCCCGAACGTTCATCGGGGACAAGGTTGTTACTGGAAAACTCGACCGCGAGTCTTACCCTTCGCTGATCGGTTCCTCAACCATCGGAGTGCGAGAAGACGGCGACAAGGGCGATCCGAACATGGGCTTCGATGCTCCTGTGGCTGATTGGCTAAAGGGTCGTAACGTACCACTGGCGAAGGCCGCACGGATTCAAGAGATCATGGGCAAGAATGGCGACCCAATTTCGATATCGAACTACAAGGCGGGAAATGCCTAACGAACCCATGCCCGGTGATCCGGCCTACGAAGAGTTGAAGTCCAAGGTAGCCGCCGCAGAAAAACCACAGACATACTCGGTTGACCAGTTGGTTAAAGACGCCAAGGTCAACGTAGTGTCTCAGCCTCCCGCTCCCACTGCTAAACCTAAGCCGCAAGACGGCATGTTTATGGCTGGAGACGGTCGCAAAATGTGGCGTTACACCGTGGATGGAGAAGTTTACATCTATCCCAAGCCCATCGAGGAAATGACCGAGGACGACGTTTACAAGATGGCTCCCCGGTTCTCCGATATCACCGCAGGCCGCATCCCCCAAAACCTCAATGCCGTGTTCAAAGACCCGCAATGGGCAGGTTATTGGTTCAACAAGAGCGCGAGAAGCGGAGTCAGAGTATCAGAAGGCCGAGCGATGGGTTTCATTCCAGCCACGAAAGACGATATTGAAGTAATCATCGCCGGACTAAACGACTCAAACGGGGGGATTGAACAGCACGACTTGGTGCTGATGAAAATTCACAAAGCCAAGCTCTACGGCAGGTATTCGCAGCTTATCGCGCAGGCCAAGCTCAGAGGTGGAATTGACAGCTACAAGAACGCGGCAGAAAACGAAGTCATGGCCCACGGCGGAGACTTGACCAAGGGCCGTTACTATCACACTCCGCAAGCGACAGACGAATATCAGGGCGTTGGCCCGGTTGTGAACATTCCCACAGTGGCGACTTAGGAGAACGTAAATGGCAGCGAATCTTTCGACGCACCTTCCGATCATCCCAGTTCAGACTGTATCGGGCAATCAGGAAGTAATCTTCAACTACTTGGAAGGCGCGACCCAGACATTCAATAACGGAACCCCTGTCGTAATCTCGGCTGGTTCCGTGGTTGCCAGCACCTCTCCGTTGAGCACCACGAACCAGTTGGTAGGTATTGCCGCCTACGCAGGACACAACTTGGCTTCGGCTGGCAAGGGTGCATCTCCGCTGTATGGTTCCATCGGATTTCCCGGAGGCTCTCCCACATTCGGATCAGTTCCAAATCAGACTTCTGCGGTAAACCTATTACACGGTTCTCCATTCGTTGATGGGTTAATGCCATGCTATCTGGCCGTAGAAGACACGATCTTCGAGGTTCAGGTGGACAACTCCACCGGATCGAGCTTCACAGCCTCAAACGCCGACCTTGGAAAATACGCGGCACTGGTTACGGACGCGAACAACTGGTGGTATCTGGATCGCAACACGATTGCGACCACTCCGGGTACTTTGGCGGTCGTTATTCTGTCACTTAATCCTCAAGACCTTGTGGCCGGATCAACGACCACGCAAGTTGCAAATGGCCGCGTTCGGGTTCGATTCTTGCCCGGTGCAAGCCAGTTGGTAGCGTAGAATAGTTTCATGGCTACTCTTGAAAAATCCGAATTGGATGTTGCTCTGGAACGGCTTACGCCGCAGTGGTTGGCGGGGTTCTTTGATGGGGAAGGGTGCGTGAGTGCGTCAACGAGCGGGGTGCGTAACCCTCGGCTTATAGTTCACATCACACAATCCGACTTCAATCTCTTAACGCTTATCGGTCTTAAGTTCAGCGGCAACGGCTGCCTATATAGCCCGATAAGAAAGGGCGCACAGAAAGAAAAGCGTCCATGCTGGATTCTTAGTTTCGGCGGGAAGTCTTGCCTGCCTCTGTTAGAGTACATCGCTCCGCATGTGATCCTGAAACGCAAGCTGGTTCTATGGGGAATTGAGATGGCCAAGCTCACTGGAGAACGTGGAAAATGTGGGCGGGGTAAGTCTCTACCCAAGGACGTTATGGATCGTCGGCAAGAGTTGATGAATCTGGTAAAGGGGGAAAATAGGTCGGGTTTCACTTCCAGTAAAGTGATGTAACCCACTGAAAATAAACCACTTGTGACCATGGTGCGTAACCAATTTTTTCAGGCAATGAGCATCGACGTTGCACATAATTTCATCGAGTTCCTAGACCTGCGCCAGAAGGCCGTCCAGTTCCGCTCGATCTTCAACGTGCATCCGTCGAAGAAGGCGTATGAGGATGCGGTGCACTACGCTGGCTTTGGCCCCGCGCAGCCGAAGAACGAAGGCGAAGCGGTTGTCTATGACAACTTAATTCAGGGCGGAACTCGGCGTTACGTTCACCAGACCTATGGGCTGGGCGTTCGCATGTCCTACGAGTTGATGCAGGACGACCAGACGGGGATGATGGAACAGTCGCCGAAGGGATTGGTGCAGTCGCACATCTTCGCACAGGAACAGACTGCGGCCAACGTCTTCAATCTTGGATTCTCCTCGACTGGGACGTTGACCGATGACGGAGTTTCACTGTTCAACAACCAGCACCCGCTTCTGGGAGGAGTGGCGGCAACCAACGTCGCTCCGGGTGTTGGGTCGTTCTCGACCGCTTCCGGGACTTACCCGAACCGTCCGGCAGTTGACGCCGATCTTTCTTTCACGGCTTTGCAGTACGCGACCATGACCTTCCAGCGCATGCCGAATGCGCGAGGACTTGTTGTGGCCGTCCGACCGAAGCACTTGCGGATTCCTCCGGAGTTGGAATTCATCGCTATTGAACTTCTTGGCTCCGCTGGCAAGCCCTACACTTCCGACAACGAAGTGAATGCGCTTCTGGCAACGGGACTGAGCTACGAGTTGAACTCCTACTTCACGTCTCCGTCAGAATGGTTCCTGACTGGAAACAAGGACGAGCACCGCCTGATGTTCTTCGAGCGGCAGTCAATCTACGGCGACTACGACCGCGACTTCGATCAACAGGCATTAAAGTTCTTGGCCATTGCGCGGTATAGTGCAGGTGCCGACACGTGGCTCAACACATTTGGCAGCCTTGGGCCGTAAAATGTTCCATGTGGAACATTCTGTAAGCGAGGTAAGGTAATGTGGGCTGCAAAACACGCCGATCATGGAGCATGGTTTACCTGTATGCGCTCCGGCATCCGGTCGAATCTGGATGACATGATTTGGGAGCAGGGGAGATTGATCGCTCCTGAATTCTCGGATGTGTTGGCAGGTGGGTCGTTTGGGCTTCTGGGGGCACGTGATGCGGACATTGCAAGACGAATCAAACAGAACGTGAGCGACTTGCAGCCGCATCCTAAGCTACAGCAAGGCAACATGCCGGACGATGAGGTCTATTTCGACTGATGGCTTTACAGATTCCCAAGCCGGGTTCTAGGTTAGACTCCAATGCACGAAAGAGCGTAGAGAATCTGGAGAATCATTCCTATGCGTCTGACCCTCAGCCAGAGAGTTTTAGATTCAAGCACCACTTTGAACTGTTGAGCCACTGCAAGGATAAAGACCCACAGACGGCGCAGCAGGACGACGGTGTTACGGGTTCGGATTGGCCCGTAAAGGATTCGCAAGTACGACCGCACGAAGGTGGCCCGATTGTGACCACCAAGAACCATAGGTAGCACCTCAACTAACCCATGTGCCGGAGAGCTTGGTATAGGCCCGGTGGGAGGATGAAATGTCGCGTAGCCAACGGATGTATCAGCAAGATATTCCCGTCCCTGATGGGATGATCAACCTCTCCGCCCTTGACTTTCAGATTCTTTCCGGTGGAGGCACTGGAACCCTCACCAAGATCGCTACGGGAGAAGTTTCGCTACGCCTTTCCACCACCACCGCCAGTACGTTTCTTGCGTCTCTGTCCAAGGTGCCTTGGCGGTTTGGAATGCAGGATGATCTTCAAGAGAGATTCGGCTCTGGTATTCCCAGCGGTTCGGGAGGCGTAGCAATTGGGTTTCCGACTACGCTTTCTACTAGCAGTGCGACGGCGGGTAGTTCGGTAAACATCCCAGTCCTGAGCAGCGTAAATTTCTCTGTGGATATGTCTCTGGTAATTGACACCGCAGCCTCTGGGGTACAGGAAACTACGCGCGTCACGGCGATTCCCGATGCTACTCACATCACGGTCAACGCTCTGGCGAACAACCACACCACACCGTTCCCTATTTCGGCACACGTGTTTACAACTCCCGCCGGAGTAAGCGGCCCTCCCCCGTTTACCGGGGTAACGCAGTTTACTCCCGTTACTGCGCCTCGACCCAAGGGAATCCGAATCAAGCAGATCAACCCGCGCTACATCATCAACACCACTAACGCGACCGTGAACACGATTGGGATGTCCCTGATAAAGTACACAAACAATGTGGTTGCTCCGGCGGCAACCGCCCTCTTGACGAATGCGGCAAATGGAATGTCGCTGGTGGCGTCGGCAAACCCGTATGTGACCCCAATTCCAATTCCGGTTGCTAACCAGAACTACATCATAGGGCAAAACTCGGATGTGATCATCGAGTGGGACATCACGGCGGGAACCACAGTTGACCTATTGGGCGTAACGTTGCTGTGCGACTTCAATCTGGATGGATAGAAATGGCGCAACGCGGACAACCATCTGTGGCGCATGAGTACGATGCGAGAGGCTCGTGTATTCACTGCGGAATGTACAAGGTGAACGTGGATGCTATATCTCATGCCTGCAAGCCGTGGAGGGAGTTGGCGGTGGACAATGCCGCCGCCACAATAGCGGGGAAGACTTTAAGTATGTATCGGACTGGAACCAATGAAGCCGGATCGCAGGATTTCCGAGATGCCGAAACCGATTCCACCGACGATCCAAGCGGGCAAGAGGTTGATGTCTAATGGCCAATGACATTTCGGCAAACCCTTGGAAAATAGACACCCCCGGAGCCTCTGTTATCTACGCATTCCCGGTGAAGGTGATGAATATTAACTGGTCAAACTACACCATTACCTCGGCGCAAAACCTTGTCGTGCAGGACTCAAACGGGAAAGATATCGTGAACTCCACCACTGGCGCGGCGGGGGCATCCGGGCAGCTTCAAGTGCTCAATACCGGGCCTCTAGGATGGGTGCGAGGCATCAAGGTACCGACGTTGACCAGCGGAGAAGTGACAATCTCAATCGGTGCGGGGAAATAGCGTGTGCCTGTCAAGGGAGAATTCGAGCAAACGTACTTCGGTGGCCCCGACAACCCCGCTCCATGCGGCGGCGTAAACTACTCACAGCCGTACACTGCAATTCCACCTACTGACCTCGCTCCGGGATCAGTCAATACCCAGAACATAAACGGGTTCCTGTGCTCGTCTCCGTGGGTAGCAAATCCTCCATTCACTACTAATTTTGGGACAAGCGAGTACATCCTTGGTATTTTCCAGATCACACTATTCGATCCTGCAAGTGGTGCTCTAGGAAATCAGAACCAAGCCTTAGTCGTAACCAATGTAGGGGTTTACCTAACCGTTCATGGAATTCAGAGCATAAGCAGCGGCGGGGTTTTAGGGACATCGGCCCTCTCTTTAATTCATACATGGATGCTGGCCGATCTAAATTCTGTCTATTTGTACCCAGGGCAGAGCGTTTCTTTTATTGAGATTAACGGTGTCGTGTACTTCACGGGACTCATGCTGACTGGGATATATGCCTACGGAGCAATCAATGGGTCTGGGGCTGGAAACGCATTCATAAAGGCGACGAGTTATGTTGCTGGGAGATTCATCGCTGAATTGGCTGGAAGGCTGGTTGTGGCCTCGTGCACTTTTCCGGGAGGGGGAGGAACTGGGATATTTCTCAACCCTACAATTGCATGGTCTGGGGTTGGAATATTCGGGCAGGCGTGGGACGGAAATCCAGCACATGATGTGTGGAACGCTGCGAACCAAACGTTCTTCAATGGGAATATTGGTGGGTTCAATCTTCTCGGAGACGTACCCGACCAGATCACGGGAATGGGTACGGTAGGGCAATCCATTATCATTGTCCGCCAGAACGGATTGACTCAACAAGACCCGAACTCAACATATTCCAACTCTGGGATTCAGCCCTACAACTGGTACCACATGTGGGCCAGCGCACAGGGGGTCGGGGGATACGTTGGGTCGGTAGCACAGTGGGGGCAGACGCTGACCTTCCGCTCTTACGACAATATTTACTCGCTTTCGATGTCGGCTGGACTTACGGCTCTAGGTACAAAAATAATTCCTCGTATCGTGGCGGATGAGAAAGCTGTCCTTAACAGCCCTTCCGTGTTTTTATTGCCGTCTGGGCCTGCTAGTCAGTTCTACATTTCGCTCTGGAATTTTGCTTCCAATTACAACCTTGACGGACAACTGCATTACGTTCTCACGGCCAGCGCGTATCTGACGAATGCGGCTGGTTCGGTGCAGCAGTACCCGTGCTTCGCCTACGATTTGAACATGGCGGACGGTAGCTGGCATGTGTGGGACTTCACGCAATACTACCAAGGCAGGGTTGTGGGGGCTGGATTCCTTTCATTCAGTTGCCCAATTGTCACCGTGCAGATCAACATGGGCGCAGCAACAAACCCCGCTATATGCAACGTGGACACCTCCCCGATATTTTTCCTCTTCGGGTCATACACAAGTTTGGGAACACTGACGGCACTTAATTATCGAGGGGGAATATTTCAGTTGGTGCCCTTCGACTACGACTTCAACTCAAGCTACATCACGACTTACAGTTCTAACCTGTACCTTCCGGTATCGCTTCCTAGTACCACGATCTTATTCCGAGGCGAGACGATATCGTTGGGCCATAAGATAAGCACCAGAAGACTCAGGATTCAAGCTGACAACGCACCCTTACCTTTTTCGGTACTCGCACCTAATCCACAACAGCAGGCTCAGGTGACATTCACTGGGGCTAGTAAAAATTCTGTTAAGCAATCTCCAGTAATCAATATGCAAGGCAATCTCGCCCCTACGGGGCTTGCGATTCAGACCTACTACGGGGATGCCGTACTTTCGGATGAAATGGTGCAGCCAAGCCTTACTAGCGTATTCTCGGCAGCAGGTGGGGCTATCCCTTGGCAGACGTTGTGTGCGTTTAGAATCGCAAGCGCTTCATTAATCGGCAACGATGCGACGGGGACAACTCAGTGATGGTTGATTGGGCCACTCTCGTCAAGAACCGGACGCCAGCAGTCAGCGTCACAAACTCGGCTCACATGTTGGAGTGTATGAAGACGGTGCAAGAGAAATACCCCAACGCCCAGATCGCAGAAGTGCCGAAAGAGGGTTGGCAGCTAAAGGACGGGGATACCGCCATGTCAGAAATTAATAATTCCCATTATGCTTGCTGGGCAGAAGTTGCGGAGGCGATGCGTGAGTCAAGTTAGTCGAACCCCGCAGTTCCACGGCCTAGATGCTGGTTTTTTAGGACTCTCACGCAACTTCCGTGTTGCGCAAGCGGTCAACGGAGGGATTGACTTTGGGGCTAGCACCCAGACTGCCCAAGGGCCGGGAACGGCCTACTCAGGAAATATGAACGGCCAGTGGGCCAACGTCACCGCTCCCGGAGCCGCAAATGTGGAGTTCCCCATACCACACAACTTAAACCGGATTCCCAGTTTTTATTTGTTCATCTCGGATAGCGCGGCGCACCTTTACCAACTGCCGACTACGGGCACGGCATGGACGCAGAGCAACATCTACGTGAAAAGCGATGTGGCTAGTGCTAAATTCAGGGTGTTCATCACATGAGCATCGGATCAGACTTCCTTATCGGGGACTGCGTACCAAACATTGTCACCAAGTTTGGCAACCGCCAGAACCTCAACACGACGGCAGACGGCTCCCTGACCATCACCGCTGTGATGGAAGCGATCAAAGAACTCACCGAGACTTACGAATTTGAGGAGTTGAAATACCAGACTCCGGTTCCAAGTCTTACCCCGTTGAACATGACTGCTGGGAATCCGGTCATTGCGATCTCAACTCTGCTAGCAACGATTCCCACAAACGCCACTCTATACCCGCAGTTCCAAGGACAGAACATCGTTGACCTGTCTGACATCTACACCTTTTGGATGTGGTTTTCGGGGGGCGTGAATCAAGCCGGAAGGACGCTCAAATACCGACGCATCCCGACGATTGACACCTACAGCTACGGAATCACGAACAATTCAGCGGGACAGCTTGGGGTTGCGCCTCCGGTGTTTTTCTCGCGCTTTGGAACCAACTTGCAGGTCGGGCCAGTCCCAGATCAGAACTACCAGTATTTCGTTCGTATGAAGCTACGACACCCGTACCCCGTTGGCGGAACGTCGAACTTCATTGCCGCAGTCATCACCGCAACCCTTACGGCGGGAGCGGTCACGGCTTTGACTATAGTGAGCGGCGGCAAGGGTTATCTCGCTTCGCAGACCAATGTTCCGCTTTACTTAACGCCTTCTCCAAATGGAACGGTAGCCACGGGAACCTTCAACACAAACGTTTCGGGAGTTGTGAGTTCGGTCAATCTTGTAGGCGGGGCGACAGGATACATTGCGGCTCCGTCAGTCGGTACGGCAGCGGTCGCACAGCAGCAAGTCTTCATGCCGGATTCGTGGCAGGAGATTGTGGAACTCTGCGCGTGTCAAAGACTTGCTCTTTGGGAAGGGGCTTCGGAGTATATTCAGATGTTCGAGGGTCTGCTAAAGACGAAGGGAATTGATATCGCGGCGGCGAGAGCGAGGAAGGCTCAGATGGAGCGCGACGAAAAACACAACGAAAGAAGCATGAGTTTGATGACGGGAGCCTATACTTGGGCGTGAGACTATGGCGACAGCACCAGTAATGCCGCACAACAATTTGGCCTTCCCTCCGGGTGGAATGGAAGTCAACCCAACCGGAGCCAACGGCACGGGCGGGGTAACGCCTACATGGGGAGGCCCGGTTCCTTGGGGCGGTAATCCGGTTGGACAGCCAGTAGGAGGGCCGACACCATTCACTCCGCCTACAGGGAGTCCGGGGAATTACGGATACGGCACTTCTGGCAATCCTAATCCAACCGCTTCGCCTAACCCAACCGGGCCAACTACCACGATGAATCCGGGCGGCTCTGGTGGAACTGGTATTGCAGGTGACCCCACGGTTTCTCCGGGGGTCTTCGCGCATACTTTTGGAAGCGGTATTGCTCCAGTTTTGGCGGGAGAAATTAACACGGGCGGCGGGTACAACTCTGCGCTCACCAAGCAGTCCGTGGAAGCCCAAGCCGCAGAGATGCAACGGCAGGCCATGACTGGCTACGGCAACCTTGAGTCTGGTATGGGCGAGGCGGGGATCAACCCAAATTCTTCCGTGGCCGCTCTTGAGGCAAGCAATTATTGGTCAAACGTAACGACCGCCGAAAATTCGATGACGGCACAGGAATACTTCAACATGTGGAACGAGTCCCAGAACCGGGAAACAAGTTTGCTAGCTACTGAGCTTGGGTCATTCTCTAAAAATCGGGGCGGGGCGATGCAGTGGTTCGATGACTTCGCGTCTGGCGTAGGGAATTTGCTAGGCGGCAGTTCTTATTCTTCGTCCAGCGGGAACGGGAGCTACACGATAGGATAAATTATGGCGACTACACCTCCTCCGCTTGATCCAAGTACGGCGCAGTCGATGATTGGACAGTACAAGCCACAGGACGAGTCTGGCATGACGCAGATGGCACCTCAGATGCCGCAACAGCAACAGCGCCAAACCCAATCCCACTCGCAGGGAATCGTAGCCCTCGTTCAGCAGATTAGCCAGAAAATTGGTGCTCGAAAGCAACGGGAAACCGAGCAGACGTTTGACAGGTTCACACAGTCAGCCAAGGGTGTGCAGCAGGCAAAGGCCCAGATGGATGAAGCCCAAGCCAAAATTAAAGCTAATCCACAAGACCCCGATGCTATTAAGTCCCTAAAATCCGCGCAGGAAGCCATGCAGCAGAATCAAACGATCCTGAACGATATGTTCAGCGGGCCGCATGGGGAGAAACATGCCAAGTTGCTTTCCAAGGGGTTTGGTATTGACGATAAGAATGCCGACACGCCAGAGCGCAAGGCCGCGATGAAGGCTATTCAAAAGTCAATGGGGGTTGGGGAGGGGCCAGCTAGAATACTTTCCCAGATTCCACAGACTCAGCAGTTGAGTCCTGACGCGCAAAGACAGCAACAGCTTCAACAGGCCGGGGTGGTGGGGAAACCCCCCTCTGGCAATGCTCTCTTGCAGTCTTCCGACAAGGAGGCTAGCCGTCAACAGCAGATGGCGATTGAACAATTGAAGCAAGCGAACATGAAGGGCGTGACCCTCGATAAGATGAAGATGATCGGTACGCTCAAGGGCATTGACGTTTCGCGTGATGCTCAAGGTCAGCTTGTGACCCACATCATGTCACCGGAGGAACGAGCAAAAGTACCGTACCTGAAAGCGCAGGATGATCTAACAGCAGCGCGGACGGAAGCAGAGCGGGCGATGGCTGATGCCAAGACAAATCCAAACAATCCTGAGATGCGAATCAAGATGATGAACGCCCAGTCTTCGGCAGTTGACGCGCAGGCCCGGATGCTGACCGCCCAAGCCGCTCAGATGAGGGCGATGGCCGCACAAGCCAAGGAATCTCCAGAAGTTGCGGCGGCGCGGCTGACCGCAGATCGCATGGACACGGAACTGTCAAAGGCTGAGGTAATTTTGGCGAAGCCACAACCTACCCCAACAGACGACATGGCCCTTGTCGCTTCTTGGGTACGCGCTCAGAATCCACAGGCGCGCAGCATGTCTCCGGCAGCGATTGAGCAGGCTTTGCAGAACCGGACGTTCGGAACCCGTATCAGCAAGAAGTGGGAAGAGGCCACACGGGGGAGCCTTGATCCAGAATTCCGTCAAGAGATGGTGGACTCGATCAAGAACTCACGGGACGCAGCGCGGAACACCGCCCAGAAGTACGATGTGCAGAAAGAGTCCGAAGCAGTTGGCGATGACGATATTCTTAAGGGTCTGGACGCACTGGGTAAGTAATGCCGGAAACCGCCCAAGCCGATCCCGTATCTCAGTTCCAGTCTTTGCCGCGTGACCGACAAACTGCTTTGCTCAAGAAGATGTCACCAGAGCAAAAGCAGAAGCTCAAGGCTGGGATAGATAAAAAACTAGCCGCGAAGAATGCCAAACCATCCGACCCGAACGCCATCACTACCGATCAGGGGTTAGCCAAAGCTCGGCGAGATACACTGGGCAGAGAAGTCGGCAGCCTTGTCAGCAACATAGTCGGCATCCCCGGAGCGATCAAACACGCCGTAACCGATCCCGTTACTGCGGAAGAAGCGCAGCGGCAAGGATTGAAACCGGGCGATTCCCGCGCATCAATTAACCCTCTTGACCGCTTGGTGGTTCGCCCCATTGCTAACGCTGCGGACTGGTACAAGCAGGCAGCGCAAGGCAAGATTCCCGACCCCACAGGACAAGCATTGTCAGTTCTACCAGAGGCCATCGGTGCAGGGGCGGCAGCACCCATTACCGAGAAGCTGGGGGAGATGGCTCCATCGGCTATCAAGGCGTTACCTAAGACTATTTCTGATGCCATTCCAAAAGAAGTACCACGATCTCTGACTAAGGCCGCAACACAAACCGCCATTGAGGACATGATTCACAAGCGCGGGATGGGAATCCGCGACCACATTCAGGAAGTGGCGGATCGCGTTCAGCAAGAGGACTCGGAACGCTGGCAGCACATATCAGACACGGTGGACAAGGCTAAGCCCGAAGGAGCGATTGATCTTTCGCAGATTCGCAACGCGACTCAGGGCAATGTAGATGCAACCATCAAAGCCCCACAGAAGCTCCCCGGAGGCTTAGAGGACATCCGCAAGGGCGGAGAGTCACCCAAGGTCTTTGGCTCTAAGCTAGACCCCACCAATCCTTCACACGCTGCCCTGATACAGAAGCTCAAAGAAGCCGGAGCATTGCCGGACAATGACGCAGCCTCGTTTGCCAAAGTGCGGCAGATGCGCTCGAAACTGGGGAGAGAACTTAATTCCCACAGTAGCACCCTCAGCGGAGAGTCTAAATCCGTCGGCTGGAAGCTCTACGGTGATTACACCAATGCCATGAAAGCGGCGGCGGATGAACATGGTATGGCCGGAGCCTTTGACGATGCCAACAAATTTCACCAGCAATACATGGAGCACTTCGGTAACCCTGATGCGTTACTAGGGAAAGCCATGCGCGGAGAGAACGCTTCCGAGACAATGGAGCCGCTGTCCAGTCCAAAGACTGCGGCCCAAGCGCGAGAAATGATGAAGAATTACACGAAGCACGGGCTTGACCCGGCATACATCAATAGAGAGGGGATGATATTCCAGAAGTTGAGTTCTGGCTTGCCGCGACAGTTAGGAATGTCGCGTTTTGAATTAATGGCGGATGTCCCCTCGTTAGGGACGGCCAGTCTGCCTCGCCTTGGATACAACCTTGCGGAAAGGGCCAAAGCCCTGCACGACGTAGCCCAGCCGCCCAAGAATCCAGTCATGGTTCGCGCTCAGGCTCTCAAGGCTGCGGCGGAGAAGCTCGGCCCAAAGGCCAGCATCAAAGACATAATGGCGGAGGCTGACAAGGCAACACCGCAACAATAGTTGGATTTCCCTTGACTGAATGTAGTAGAGATTACCTAGGAGGATTACCATGCCGGGACGCGCTGGATTGCTGGACATCGCAGGAGCGAAAGCGGACATTTCGAGTACGCGAATGCACGAAAACGACACCGGGGTTTCCGGGTCAGATACCTCCGCCATTGGCGGCGAAGGACGCAAGGGAGCATCAGGCCACGGTTCGTTGGATGAGCCTACGTTTGTGAACGTTGCCGAACGCCTCAAGAGCGGCCACGGTGGCATGGCGGACTCGGGCCAAACAGGCTATGACAGCGGGGCTGGCACCAAGATATAAGAGTTTTCTCCACTGCGTCCGCGCTGGGGTGAGGTATGGGTAAACTGCCCACGCCTCACCCCTTTTTGGTAGGTCTATGAAATTCATTGTGTTTTCGGAGCACGGCGAGATCGCGGACTTGGCGGCATATCTTTTGCACGTCGAGAATCACGAAGTCCTGCTGCACATCCACAACGACACCTACAAACAGATCGCCGAAGGAATTGTGCCTCACCTAAAAGAATGGTGGAGGGCCATCGGAGAAGACTACGTTTGGGTGTTTGATTCTTGCTCTTTCGGTAACCTTCAAGACTGGCTTAGAGAACAGGGCGAGTCGATCGTCGGTGGATGCGAAGCGGCTGACGAATTGGAGAACAACCGCCAACTAGGACAGGACTGGTTCAAGGAAGCTGGGTTCGATCAGGTGTTTTCTAAGAACTTTACCGATATTGATTCGGCTCTAGAGTTTGTTCGAGAGCACAGCGACACTCAATATATCCTCAAACAAAACGCTGACTGCCCAAAGAGTCTTTCTCATAAAGGCCAGTTCGATTCCAACGAGGACATGATATTCCACCTAGAAGAACTCAAGAAGCACTGGAATGAAGCCGAGTTCGGGCAGTTCGATTGCGACCTAATGGAAGTCGTCGAAGGAACGGAAATCGCAGCCTCGGCATTCTTCAACGGCGAAGAGTGGCTCAAGAACTCCGAAGGCAAGGTGATTGGCTTCCTTAACTTCGAGGAGAAAAAGGAGGGCGACGGTGGAACCGGAGAAACCTGTGGCGAAATGGGAACCACCTTTGTGGGAGTGGATGAAGACAACGACCTATTTCAGAACATCGTCCTCCGTCCCGCCATCAAGTCTCGCCTACAATCCATCGGATTTCGTGGAGTGTTCGACATCAACTGTATCCTCGCTGACGATGGGCGGCTTGTCGCGCTGGAGCCAACATGCAGGCCCGGTGTTCCGTCCACGTCCTACCAATATATGGAAGGGCTAGATTCCCCGACCGGAGAACTGCTATCCGCAATGGCAAAAGGCATCAACCGCAAAGTCGAAGTCCACAAAGGACTCGGCATGGTGATGTGTGTCGTTGCCAAACCTTTCCCACTTGAGGCAGACGTGGAGGATGATGCAACGAGCATGGGAGAAAGACTGTGGATTCTACAAGACGGAGTTCCGACCACAGACTTCACGCCGGAGCAAAGGCGGCACATTCACCTTTACAACTTCATGCTCAAGACCAACGAGGACACTGGCGAGACGTATTACGCGGTGCCGACCAAGAGCGGGTATCTTTACACTGTGACCGCGAGAGGTGAATACATCTCAACCACGCGCGACAAGCTGATTCACTACATCAAGCAGAACACATTTATTCCCGGCTATAAATGGAGATCGGACATCGGCAAGCGAGTGGAGCAATTTGAGTATGAGCAAGAGTTGGCCGGAGCAGTATCCTGACGAAGAAGAACCGGAGCCTTATGAAGATGGGCATGAAGAATACGGTGAAGCTGCTAGCGATTGTGGCCCTGATGGTGGGCAGTGCGCTGGCCCAGACATCTGCGATCACGGCAACTATTACTGACCCCGATTCTCAGACGTGGAACAACGGAACGTACATAATCACTTTCGTACCTGCGCCAAACACTCAACAGCCCTCAACGTGGACTGGCGGAGCCTTGGTCACCCAGTACACAGGCAGCCTTAATTCTTCTGGTGTTCTGAGCGTCAGCGTGGCCGATAACGGATTCGTTTCGCCTCCGGGAAGCAAGTGGCAATTCACGCTTTGCTCTAACACGTCGGCACCTTGCCAGAACGTCGTTACGGCTGTGACCGGAGCAAGCCCAAACCTTTCCACGACACTCAGCAATGGACTAATCGCTCCGAGATTTGGGGCGGGTCAGTTTGCTTACGGGTACCTCGATACGGAAGTTGGCGGGGCGTTGCTTCCCGGAGGAACCTACTACAACGTCACAAACGCTGTGCAAAGAATATGGAGCGGAAGCGCATGGGGCAACAATACTAGCGGCGGGTCGGTTACCAGTGTAGGGACTGGAACAGGATTAACAGGTGGCCCTATTACAACTACGGGAACCATTGCCCTTGCTAACACAGCGGTAACCCCCGCCGCGTACACCAATGCAAACATCACCGTAGATCAACAGGGTCGTATCACTGCCGCTGCGAACGGTAGCTCGTCTGGCGGAGTTTCCAGTTTTAACACTCGTACTGGGGCGGTAGCCCCAGCTTCCAACGATTACAACTTTAACCAACTCGCAGGAACTGTTGCGTTAGCGACGCAAGCCAGTGGACAGCTCCCAGTCGGCAACGTAGGAAGTGCTGGCCTTAGCGGAACTGGGCCTGTCCGGGTCAACGCAACTGGGGTAGTAGATATTCTTGGCAATGGCCCACAAACAACTAATTGCGCTTGGGTGTTCACTGAGGCAGTCGTAGCTTCTGCTGCGGTAGTCCCGACATGGAACTGCCCCGGCGTCGCAGTGGATAGCCGTTCTAGTGCCAGTCCCGCCATCGTTGGCGACGCTTCGGGAGCCAGTACCGACCGCGCCGCGCTGGTGCTGACGACAAACAACACGACCTCGACAGCGGTGACCGTGCCGCAAGCCGGAGGCCCTGGCCTCGGCTCCAACTTCCCATTCGTGCTCTGCAATCCTGGAACCGTGGTGGCGACTGCTACTCCGACCACTTCAACGATCAATAGCAATACGACGATGGTTTTGCAAGGTAAAGTTG